ACTGTCCATCTACTCTTGTAGGTGCTGTGCTTGTGGTTGCTACGCGGATCACAGAACCGTTGGCATCTTGTATGTCGTCTGGTACGGTTAGTTTACCATTGGCGTCAAATGTCCAAGTATGGTTAATGCCATCAACGCCTTTCCTATTTTGAATAAACACGATTGGGGTATCTATTGTGGGTAAGTCTACCTTTAACCATGCCCATCCAGAGAACTGTGTTGAATCATCTTCAGCAAATACCTCCCAACTTTTGTTAGCCTGAGTTGATACGGCATATGAACTTGTGCTATTTTCAGCATTGTATGTGGCAAAACTTATTTGATCTTTACCGATAAGAGTGGGAACATAATATTCTGTTACAGGCCATTCTGCCCCTGCTGTTGGGAATGCCAAACTACCATCAGTGCCAAATGTCCAGGTGTTGCTAACACCAGTACCAGTAGTTACTCCTGTTACTATTTGAACGGTACCAGTAGTTACGCCGAAAGGGTTAACTGTTATCCCCGCAGTTCGTGTGCTTGTCGAACCTATACTTGATATGTCCTCTATCCATTGTATCCCAGCGGTTCCCATAGCGCCTTGAGCAATAATACCAAAAATAGTACCAGTGCTTGCTAAAATACTATCGGAGCCACCACCGTCAAAACTACCAATACGAGTATTGCCACTTGGTAATGTTAGTAGACCATCTTTGCCAAAACTCCAAAGATTTGTCACATCTGTACCAATCTGTACACCCACGTTGGTCAAAGTTGAATCATAGGGTAACTTGACGTAGTTAAGGTCATCACCAAAGAATAGATCTACAGTGGTAGGGTCATCACGCATTATGTGGAAATGTGATCCGGCGGTAGGACCACAGATTTCAGGACTGTTACCAAACAGTACTGTGCCACGGTCGGTGGTCAGTTTAATACCATCTCCAGTGCCGCTACCGATAGTTCCGTAGGGCAGTACAATATCACCAGGGACTGTTAATGTACCTGTGTTACTAAATGTCCAATTATTGTAATTAGTTGTATATGTTGGGAAGTTGATACTAACAATTCCAGTTTGTCCTGCAGGCAATGTTCCATTTATTCTACCGCTATATCTTTGTCCATAGTCATGACCTGGATCATACTGTCCTTGTCCAGTAAATTGCTGACTCAATACACTGGTAAACGTTTGGTTTCCTGATAGTGTTGAGTAAGTAACAATAACAGTTGCTCCTAAACTCGCACCAATCAATACACTCCATATTGGAGCCTGTGCTGTAAAAATATTAACTTCAATTTGCTGTGGATTACGTTGACGCCAGCCGTCTATAACTCCAAAACCACCGATATTTATATCAGTATAAAACTGAGAACCATTTGACCCTATAGTATGATTGGTTGTTACCACTTCGCTGGTTTGTACATAGGCACCGTCATCTTGTACAAATAATTGATTGCCTCCGCTGTAGTTTGATACAATCGCGGCTGTTCCTGAGGAAGCAAACATCACCACAGATTGCCCGTCAAGTGATGTAATTGATCCAGGCAATGTTAACTGCCCTGTTGTAGACAATGCCACGGTATATGTGCCGTTGACCAGTGTACTTGTTGTGGCAAATCCACCGCCGCCTTGGACAGATTGGAAACCCAATGTGCCAGTACCATCGCTATACAAGTACCCTGTTGCAGTTGTACTAAACCATGCTGGCTTGTTCACAACATCAGTCCAGTTGCCAGTTCTTGCAACTGTGGCAAGATTGTTGGTTAGACTATTTGCTATTAAGGCTGTTACAGTAGCAGTACTAACTCCGCCGCCGCCCACGCCAATGTCATTGTTAAAATTAGATAAGTTTAACGGCTTGTCTGATAGGTCGCCGTAACGGCCACTAGTAGCCACCGTAGCAAGCACCGGTGTATTAGTTAAATGAGTATAACTGCCACTTGTAGAAACTGTGGCAAATGCGGGCTTACCTGTGATGTTGTTCCAAGTTAGGCTACTGGTTGTAATGTATCCTTGACTAGTAACGTAGGTCTGTGTAGTATAGGAACTTAATATCGATGTTAACCCAGTAGCAGTTACATAAACTGCTAGATTTGGTTTATTGATTAGGTCAGCATAACTGCCACTTGTGGCCACAGTGGCAAAAGTTGGTTTGCCAATAATGCTGGTCCATACTGCTGTATCGCCTAAATCAACGTCAACTTCTAATTGGCTGACTTTTGTTGGAATTGTGGGTTTGTTTACTAATACTGCGTAATCACCGCTGAAAGCTATTTCAGCAAAAGTGGGTTTATTTCTTACTTCGGACCAAACAGGAGTTACATATCCCTTTAACAAATCGACAGTGAGTTTGTAATTGGTTCCGTTATAAACTACCGGTATAATAGCACCGGATTGAAGTGTGTTTAGTGTTGAGAGTTGACTGAATTTAATTGCTGGCATGTTTATTCCAAATTAAGTGCTACTGATTGACCACGGATACTGATTGTTAAACGGCTGATATAGCTGTTTGTTTGCGGCACCTTGCATACCGGCAAATTGTGTGTACCCCGACCCACCATAAAATGTTTCGTTAAGTGTATTTACTGCGGCAACGTCTGCAATCCATTGACGTGCTTGCCATTGTTTATACCACGGACGACTTTGCAACAAACAGGCAACAATACCTGCAACCTGGGGACACGCTTGACTTGTGCCGCTTATCTTGTTTAGATAAAATATAGTATTTGTTGATGTGCTAACAGTTCCGCTTCGAGAGTCAACCACTGCGGCTTGTCCGCCGTAGCTACCATTTATATACGCACTCATTATTGCGGCCCCTGGAGAAAAAATGTCCACTCTCGGTCCTGTATTTGAAAAACTTATCTTATGTTCAGGCAAACTATAACTTGTAGCACCTACACATATAACCCCCTCAGTTGCACCGGGAGTTGATCCTCTATGATAGTACCAAGATGTTTGATTAGTATCAATATAGCGATTGTCGTAATCTTGCCCTCCGGGTATATCCATTTTAATTGCTTGGTTACCTGCAGACCCTGTAAAAACGATTCCCGCTGATATACAGCTGGCAATTTCGGCTTCAATGCTTGGACTTCTATATCCGTGTGTAGTGCTGGGGTCATCTGCTATTGGAGCACCGCCGCTGGAGTTTACCTGTCCGTAGGCATTTGCAGGACCAGATACCGCAAAGCTAGTACCTCTCCATACTGTAGCAGTCATATTGACATATGGTATTTCATATCCCCAACTGTTAGTGCAGACTGTTGGGCGTTTGTATCCAGTATTAGCGTCAACGGGTTTTGCGTTGTGCCAAAGACGCATTGTTTGTAATGCAAGTAATGGGCTAACGTATGTGTCAGTTAGTGCAGGATCTAATATATTAAATGCATATATTTTTGCTTTTTTAGCCCAACCATTTTTGTTACCAGCCGCAATACTTGCACAGCAAGTACCATGTCCGTCTAAGTCTCCTACCCAACTACCTGTTCCGTTGCTAGAAATAACTCCATAGCTGGCCCAATTTATATCGATAACTCTAGTTCCACCAGTGCCGTCTGTATTTTCTGCAAACTCTGGATGGTACTTGATAATTCCAGTATCTATAACTACAAGGTCAACACCTTCTCCATCTAAGTTGTAAGTAAAGTTAGTAACTGTATTGCTTGAACCAAAATTTTCAGTTAGACTTATACTACGTCCTAAACTCCAATTTAAATCTGTAGCAGTTAACGACGTTTGATATTTTACAAATGTTCCTGTTTGTATAGCGTGTGGTTTTAAAATAATACCAATCTCTTCAGGATCTCTTTCAACATCTAATACTCTAGGATCTTGTCTTATCTGATCTGCTTCTTCTTTGGTTAACAGGTATACACCATTGTATTCACTTTGATGCATAGGATCGTCAGCTACAATTCTTCGTGAAGGAATAAATTCACTACCGTAGTTGCTAACTAGCTCGCTATGTATTGCGACCTTAAATTGCGGATCGTTTACAACTACGTAATATCTGTACTTCATATTAGATGCCTCGTATGTATGAAGCTGTAAAATATGTTGCTGTTGAACTAACTGGTAGTGTCATTGCGCCGCCAGTAGTTTGTGCATAAAATACTTCTAGGAAATCTGAAGATCCATTCATTTGAACTATAGCTGATACTTGAACAGTAACAGCGGCCGCGTTATTTGCTACTCTATTACCTGCTTTGTGTGCCGCACTATTTTTATACAATGCGATTGCTGAGAAACCCGTAGCTGATACACCACCAGCAAGCACACTTGCACTTACTTGATAATATCCAGCAACGTTTGGTGTAAATCTAAAGTTTGACGCAGTGTCGTATAAGCCGCCCGGATCAAAATCTTTTGTTTGGAAGGTAACTTTGGTAGGAGCTACGCCCGAAGCAATAGATTGTGTAGAGCTCAAAGATGCTGAGAATACAGGTCCATAACCAATTAGTGCCGCACCAGTTGCTGTTGTCTGATAAAATCCAGCACCGGAATATATTCTATGTCCAACTCCGACGCCACCGTTGATAATTTGCAATGCACCTGATGTAGTACTTGTTGCTGTTGTGGCATTATTAATTGTAGTTTGACCAGTAATACTACCACCGTTAAAGGTAGTGCTTGTACTGATCGTTACACCGTTAATAAAAATTCTGCCGCCGATGTTTAAGTCTTGAGCAATACTTGCGCCGCCAGGTGTACTGATAGCTCCGTTACCACTAGTACCAATACTAGTACTAGTTGAGTTAGTTACGTTGTTTACAAACAATGCACCAGTAATAGTTCCACCGTTAAACACAGATGCTGTAGTCAATGCCGCACCGTTAAGTGTAATACTACCTAAAATGTTTAACGCACCTGTTAAACCCATACCACCTGTTACTACCAATCCACCGGTATTAGTACTTGTTGACACTGAACTAGTTGAAAGAATTTTTACAGGTACTCCTGCTGTTGCTCCTCGACGTGTAACAGTATCAAAGTTACTTGTTGCACTAATTGTAACGGTACCAGTTGCTGAGCCTACTACAGAAGTACCGTTAGATAAAATGTCAATGTCATTGCCGGCGTCAATTAATCTAACTCCAGTATTCTTAATATTGTAACTTATTTCAGTTGCGGTGCTAGATGCTGTTGTTACTTCTATGCCTAAGTCACCAATTAAAATTGCTTTTGTTAGTACACGACGGCCTCGATCAAACAGACCAATAGTAGTAGCTGTTGAACTAGCAGTACTGTCGGAGCCTGCATTAACTTTTGAACCAACATTTAAATCCTGTGCTGTGGCAATCGAACCAACAACAATCAACGCACCTGTTGTAGTTCCTGTACTGCCTGCCGCACTATTGATATAAACTTGGTTGTTAGTTGAATTACCTCTTTCAGTAATTGTCTGGAGTGTACTAGTATTCCAAATGTACAGCGTACTACCAATTGTAATTGCCTTGGTATCTGTACCAGCTACCGCAGTACCGATTGGAGTTCCCAAGTATGCCTGTGTAACAACCTGTGATCCAGCAACATATAACGAACCACCAACATACATATCTAGACCAACACCCATACCGCCGGCTACAATCACTGCACCGCTGTTGGTAGAATTACTTGCATTTGCTGTTGAATAGAATGTGGCTGTGTTAAAGATTGTTACTTGGCCCTTGTTATCCCACTGAGCACGTAGGGTACCTATACCATCTGCAATACTGATGTAGCCTGTTTGCGTTGCAATAGTGTTGCCACTGTAGCCGCCAATGATAACTTGGTTAGTTGCCGACGTTAATCCGCTACCAGCACCATAACCAATAACAATGTTACTAGTTCCGGTAGTTGCTTGTAAGTTATTGCCACCGATAGCAATGTTATACGAACCAATCTTAGTAGAGTTGTTTGCTATATTATATCCAAGGAATGTATTATAGCTTTGTGGCTGTTGTGATGAAGCATTAATATTACTACCAAATACAGTATTATAAGAACTTGCACCTTGACCAACATATGATTGATGACCAAATACAGAGTTAAAAGTACCTGAAGCCATACCGCTGGCCGCACTAATACCAACTGCTGTATTCTTTGATCCAGATGTTATACCGTTACCTGCATTATAACCAAGTGCAGTATTTTCATTTGAATTTGAATTTTGTAGTGCATTGTATCCAATAGCTGTTTGGTACGAGCCACCGTTGTTAATGTTTAGTGCCCCACTACCGATAGCAATATTATAAGTGCCGCCGCTGTTTTGTGAACCGCTGATCAAAACACCGTTGATAATACTTGCTTCACCGGTAATAATATTCTTACCAATACCTATACCACCCCATACTTGTAGAGCGCCTGTTGAAGTACTCGAAGCAGGAGTTGATGTGTTTACATATAATGTTGTGTTAGTAATAACTTGGCCAACGGCACGTAGTTGTAGATCGTTTGCACTTGAAATAATTGTAACTGCTGTGCCGGTTGTAAAAATATTAGTTGCACTGATTACGCCGTTAACACTTAGGTTACCTGTAATTGTAAAGTTTCCGTTAACACCTAGATCTAAAGAGCCATCTGGGCGAACACTTAAACCGTATCCTGGTTTAACTACACCTAGTGTAGAAGTAGTTGCCGGAGATAAACCAGAGGCATTAACATCAATAGTACCGTCAACTGCGGCCGCTATTGAGTTACCAATTTTTACACCACCTAATAAGAACTTAGTTGCTGTTGTTAGTACTTGTGTAGGAACACTCAATACACCGGTACTATCAATGCTTAAACCAAAACCAATTTTAACACCACCTAGTACAGATGATGTTGCAGAATTTAATGAGAACTGCTGTGCCGCACTAACTTTACCAGTTCCGTCAATTGAAAGGCCGTCACCGATAATAATGCCACCTAGGGTAGCTGTTGTAGCAGATGTTAATGCTTGGGCTGTTGCACCTAGTACACCGTTGCCATCGATTGTTAATCCACTACCAACAATGATACCACCAATACTTGATGTTGTAGCAGGCAATAGAGCAAAACTTAATGTGTTATTAACTGAGATTGTAAGTGTTTTTGTTGCAGGGTTTGTTGTTAAGGTAACGTTATTACCAGCCGCAAAGTTAACAGTATCAGTAGCAGATGTTGCTAGTACTAAACTTTGGCCAGGTACACCGACCTTACCAAAAGCACGACTTGACTGTGCATCTACGTATGCTTTAGTGGCCGCATCATTGGAACCAACTGGGCTTGCCATGTTTACAATACGCTTACCTGTTACGCTTACGTTTGAGTTCGGAGACAATACTAAGTCACCTACTGTCGTAACAATAGATGTTGTCGTAAATCGATCAGCAATTAAACCAGAAGCAGTAACTACTCCGGGTAGTACAATGCTATCACCGTCTGTGGTAATGTTTGTCCCAGTGACTGTGGCGGTATTAAAATAAACAGCAAAAGATCCAGTTGACCCTTTGCCTACATTTCCAGATCCTCCGCCACCACCACCACTACTGTTAATAACAATAGTGTTAGTTTGATCATCAGCATCAATAGTAACGTTATTACCACCGATAAGATTAAGGGAACCAATAACAGAACTTAGCTGAACGTTACCAACGTTAATGTTTAAGAAACCTGGAGTTGCACTTAGCACTCCGTTAACATCAACAGTTAAAAATGCTCCAATTTTAACGCCACCTAACTGATTTGCTGTTGCTGTTGCAATAGGAAAAGTTGTGGGTATATTATCTAAGTCAATGTAACTGCCGCTAAAAGCTACAGTACTTAGACCTTGTCTAGTATAGTTTTTAATGTCACCGACGGTGACTTTTTTAGTACCTAGTGTTTGAGTATCAACTACCGGCAATTGGTTGGCATCTCTGATGTTACCCAGTGCAAGTGTTGGCAGTTGTGATATTTTAATTCCCATTTTTCTATCCTAAATTATATTACCAAGCGCCCGGTACATCGGACGTTGTAATTGGTATTCTTATCCATTTGTTTGTAGCAACACAAAGATACATATACGATCCGTCATATTGTACTTCACCTGGATTTCCTGTATCAGTACTAGCATTAATCGTTCCTGGACCTAGGTCTGTTACCTGACCGCCTGATGTTCCTAAGACTGTACTTAATGTTCCGTCTCCGGCAATCTGTAAACCATTTCCAACAATAATACCACCAACACTCGCAAATGTTGCTGTTGTTAAGGCGGCCGCTGTGGTTTGAACAGTACCGTCACTAAACTTAATGCCGTTTGCTCCTTTAACTTCTAAGTTACCTTGAAGAGTTGCATCACCGGATTTCTTAACAATAAATTTACTAGTCCACCCTGTCGTGGCAATTGGACTGTTATATACTCCAGCATCAAATAATGTTGTGCCTGCGTTACTATCGCCTACAATTCGTAAACTGAAATTAGTTGAGTCTGTTGCTAGGCCTGCGTTCAAGAACTGGTTAGTTCTTAACACTAGGTTGTTGTTTCCGCCCATGTGTAACAAGGTATTGTAGAAACGTGTTGTTCCACTAGTAGGACGAAGTACCAGGTCTGTGTTTAATTCAATTGTTTGAATCTCATTACCCGATAATGTAATATTTCCTGAGCTTCCAACTACCGCACTTAATGTTCCGTCTAGGGTGACTAACAATCCTGGGCCAACTTTAATAACACCAAGTGTTGATGTGGTCGCCGGTTGTGCTGTACCCAATAGTGCTTCTGATACATTAACTGTTCCATCACCTAGCCCAACCAAGCCAGTGCCAAGTTTAATTGTTCCCAATGCTAGGGTAGTTGCAGTACTTGTTGCTGAGAATGCTGATCGAGAAATATTTCCGTTAATATCTGCAAAACTAAGAACAACTTCGCCAGTTCTTCCAGCAACGCTTAAAACTTCTGTAGTCGTACCGTCAATCTTTAACCATGACGTACCGTTGTATAAAATTAAATCTCCAACGTTCCAAACATTAATGCCGTCAATGTTTGTTGTGCCTGCTATACTAACTTTATAATAATATCCTTTTGTTCCTGTGCTACTTTGGATCTGCGGAAGATTTGAACTTGCGTTCCATGTGCCCTGGAAATTTAAACCACCGAGCACAGCTTCGTTCATTTGACTTAATGGAACTTTTCCAGCACCGTCTAGAGTAGCAAGACCACCTAGTGCTCCAATTAAGTTTGCATTTGCGGCAGGATATCCTAGCGCATAATCAATATCAGACTGTGATAATGTTACTTGCCCAGTTCTATAAGGTTGGCTAACACTAGGACGAATTCCAGTAACACCTGTATTGTTTAGAACACCATATTGGTCTGCGGCCAATGCAACGCCAACTCGAATGCCACCTAGTACTACGTTAGTCGCTGTCGGTAATACATAAGCTGTTGCCGCACTAATTGTACCATCGGCAGTGATTGATATTCCTGCACCAGGTTTAATCCCGCCTACTCGAGTCGAAGTAGCAGTTAGCAAAGAACTAACGATAACATGAGAACTGGTATTGTAAATGTATCCAATTCCGTAATGAGTAGATTGGGTGAAGATTTCAGCAACTGAGTCTTTTACTGCGTTAGTATCAAAACCGGTAGTAATTCCTAATAATTCAAAATTCTTATTAACCTTATGGAAGGCTAATCGAAGGCTATCACCGTCTCCTTTATTAGCAGATGTACCTGTATTGATATAAAGTATTGTAGCTGTTGTCATTATTTTAATCCTGCTAATTTTTTCATTTCTGTCATTTGCTCTTCGCTAATTGTTTGGGGTACTTCCACCATTCCGCCGGTTTGTATCGGCAAATCGAGTACGATGGCTCTTAAAAAAGCCAAACTGCGGTCAATTTCTGGCTCAGGTACAGGAGCCGATCTTGCTTCTTTGATCGCTTTTGCATCACTGGTATACTCTGTTAAAATAGTTCTCTGGAGGTTCATACTGGGTATTTATTGCTTTTGTCTCTTGATTAAACCGTTGTGATATGTTAAACTAGTGTGTGTTTTAGCCACCTATAAATAAGTTATCATGAGTGATTGTTTAATTCTAAATACGGACGGAAGTCCAGTTTCAATGCTTCCGCTAAGTGTAGTAACTTGGCAAGAAGCGATAAAATATATGGTACTTAACAAAGCTGTTGTGCTCGAATGGCACGACGAGTGGATTGTAAGGTCTGCACGTTGGGAAACTCCGGTTCCCGCAGTAATTATGGTCAAGGAGTATATGAAAAAGAAAACTGCGATTCGCTATTCAAAAGCGAATGTGTTCTTACGAGACGAATTTACTTGCCAATATTGCGGTGCAGACGTAACTCGTAGATCTGCTACCCTTGATCACTTGATTCCTAGCTCTAAGGGTGGAAAAAGTACATGGGAAAATTCAGTGTGTGCGTGTGGACCATGTAACGCAACGAAAGGTAATAAGTCGGGTTTTAAACCCAAAAAATTACCTTATAAACCTACCTATTGGGAATTGATCGAGAAGCGCAAAAAACTGCCTTTTACTGCTAGCCATCCGAGCTGGTCGATTTATCTAAGCTAGATTTAATCCAATCCACAGCCGAATACGCCGGCGTCCAATTTAACAAGGCTTTTGTATAATCGGCGTCAGCTTTCGTGCTGTGTGCGTACCCTGCTAGTTCAGGTTCTTGGACAGTATTATCGGTATAATAACTAGCCAAGTTGTTTAGAGAATGACTAACTCCAGTTCCGATATCTAGTGTAATCTTGTCTAATTTCTTCAAATATAAAGAATAGAGCACACTAGCGACATCCTCTACATGTATGAAATCTCTCATTTGCGAGCCATCTCCTCGCACTGTTATGGGTTGTCCGTTTAGAGTTTGTTTAAGCCAAGTGTCTAAAACAAGCGGTCCATTGTTGCCGTAAGTTGTAAAAATTCGGGCGATGGTGTATTCTAAATTGTTCTGTCCATACAGTTTTATTATATCTTCTCCGGCCTTTTTAGTCCAGGCATAGGGATTTAACGGACCGTTGCCGTTGCCGTAAACAGAACTAGAACTGGCAAAAATCAAATGACAGTTATACTGAGAACAGCACTTGGCCACATACTCAGTTAGTTCTATATTATCTCGGATATACTTGTCAGTCTCGTACCAACTTGCAGGGATACGCGGCACGGCCGCAAGATGTATAACCACATCAGCATCATACAGGCTAGTTTGAAACTGTACTCGTCCTTCGTGGCTTAGCAGATCAGGCCCCGACTTGCGATCTAGCCCTATAAATGATTTGTTATGTTTTTTGAATACGTTGGCTAGGTTAGTTCCGATGTATCCGTCGGAGCCTGTTATGATGGGGATCATTGGCGGTATACGATTCTGCCCTTGGATAAGTCATATGGGCTCATTTCGACTTTGACTTTGTCACCTAGTAGAATTTGTATTCTATTCTGTCTCATTTTTCCAGAAATATGTCCTAGGATTTTTTGCTCATTCTCGAGCGTAATACGAAACATCGCATTAGGTAGTACTTCATCTACAGTACCAATTAATACGATACAGTCTTCTTTTGACACTTTAACTCACATCTCCTATAAGATAATTTTACCTGATTCACTCAAGTTAATATTCACTACGCACCGAACATCCGATTTAATAGGATTACAGCTTGCGTGAAAATACTTACCAGGAAAAGCAACAGCTCTGCCCATTTTAGGAGAGACTCGTTGTTGTACGGTAAGTTTATCAAATGCTGATCCGTAAGTTTCATTAAAAATTACAGTATCACCATCAGATTCGTTAACATAGTATAAAACAACCCAATGATCAAATTCACCATCTACGTGTGCTGGATTGTATGCGCCTTCTTTAAAATTTCTATTATTGGTTAACATATTACATTTAACTCGAAACAGATTTCGATTTTCCAATCCTAGAGATTTGAATATTGTAATTATAGGTTCTCTAAAATTATCGAAAAAAGGCTCTTTATAAGAGATTTGAGAATTTAACAACAGGTGAGTAAATTGAAAGGAGTCAACAGTATTTTCATCAGGAAAACATTGCCCCCTATTACGATCATCTTCGTAGACATTGCTTGGACCGTAATGCCAGGAAAATCTATAGTCTTGTATAAAATCCCAAAGGCGATCCTGCTCCTCTTTGGAAATAACATTATCCATTACAATTATATTAGACACTTTCGCCCTTGAGCCCACTCAATACCATTTCTTTGGCTCGTTTATCAATGTCAGTCCGTTCGACTTCGAGCATTTTCCAACTAACCATTTCCATATATTCTACAAGGGCGACTCTGCCTTCCTCAGTAAGATGGCTATAAGTCGAACCGGCCGAGCTGTGATAGTAGTACTTACGATCACGGACGAGCTCTGTGAGCCCTCCGTATATAAAATCTTTAATTGCTGATCTATCCATTTTAGAGTTTCTCACCTTTCGCAAAACCGCGGAATCGAAGGAATCGAGGGAACCGGAGGCTATATAGGTCTTCACTATCTTGGCTCCTAGTTGCCGCATCTGCTCGCACTTCAACAATCTGACCAACGATACTACTTCTATCGGACCAAAATTCGTCACGTTGATCATCAGTAAAGCCCGAGCCAACATTGACACGAATTTGTTTCCCATCATCTTCACCTTCACAGATAATAGCACCCAAACGACCTTCATTTTTTCCTGTACCCTCTTCTACGTCAACAATAGCAAGACTAACTTCTATAAATGGTTTCATTTTTAACCAACTAGTGCTACGCTTACACTCATAAGCGGCATCGGGCACTTTAATCATAATACCCTCAAAGCCTTGTTCGATGGCATCTAGATTAAATTGTTTAAACTGCATCTCCCCAACGTAACTATCTAGGTCAACTTCTTCTTGTTTAATTACATCAATATTTCCACATTTATTGAACGCTGGTTTAAACGAACGCAATAGTGCAGAACGGCGTTTTTGCCCCATAACACTTTTACCGTTTTTAAATTCAAAAAGCGGAATCATGTCAAATAGCATCAAGCGGGCATCGCTAGCTTTTACATCATCTTTGCGATGGACTTGTTTCATTAACTCTTGAAAGCTAGAGCTTACAACTTCTCCGTCGAGAACATAGCTTCGACCAAAATCGTCGATGTTAGCCAGTAAAGCGTCAGTAATGTGACTGAAGTTTTCCAATACTTTTCCATTACGTGTGTACTGAACAACAGTTCTGGATTCATAGTCAATGATCGTGATGCATCGTACTCCGTCCAGTTTTGGCTCGATGAGTCGTACACCTGTAATTTTCTTCTCATGGTTTGCTCCGTCGTGTGCTAACATGCACTCAAACACCGGAACGGCGTTTTTCTTAATTTTATTTACAGTTTTTTCTGATACACCGCAACGGAGATCTTTAATAAGAATTCGACGATACCAATCATTCCACTGTGCGCCAGTACTTGCTGACAGGGCTAGTTCAATTGCTGAACGAGCATCGTCTCCTGTAAGTTGGCGAGTACTAAGCAAATGGCATAGTTCTCTAAATGCTTCCCAAGGAAGCCCTTGACCGTCTGGACCGCTGTGTTTAGGAACCTTTTTAACACCAAAGGTTACATAGGGACTTAGAGCAAGATGCAGTCCTTCAAAAAGTTCTGCGTTATCTTTTTCACGTTCAATAATCGCTTCTTTGGCAAGGCGACTGTTATCAGCTTCGAGCTCTTGAATAATTTGGAACATAGGTACCTTTCTATCAGTGTATGTGTATATTATAACTGATTTTTACCAGTTTGTCAAGACCTGAATAACTACTTCTTTGTCCAAACCGTTGGTTAAACGCACTTTTCCTTCCACTCTGGTAGCATAAGTCATTGTAAATGTTGAACGAATGTTACCTTTATCTGTAAGCCAGTGTAAGAATACTTTGGAATCAGGGCTAGGTACCAGGATCGCTCCTTCTCCAAAATTTTGGTCTAGCACAGCACGACTACTCAATTCAATCGTGTTTACATGTAGTTGTTTGAATAACATATTAAGCTAATGGGATCCAGTGATTTTCCCAATCTTCATTTTGGATGTACCGTCCTGGAACAATGTCAAATGCAATGGTTATTCTCGGGCGGTCACTAATTCCCCACGGAATGTTCCTGTGACAATCACCGGCACTAGGACTCATCATCAAAAACCCATCTCGGTTAATGTAGTTTACTAATTGATACTTTTCATCAAATTCTAGTATCGGGTCGTTATTGTACATGTACGGATTTTCTTTGGCTATTTGATAATGTCTTGGCTGTAGCGCATAGCTAGTTTTACTTACATCAACATCAACTCCAAACAGTCCGTGCCATGCGCTATACTTTTCAGTCCAATGATAGTGCCATCCAATGCTTTCGCTAGAGTCGTAAACATTGAGCCAGCTTTGTAAGTAATAAATGTCATCGTCGGGTTTGACCGCATTCCACAAACTGCATATTTCTCTAAACACACCGTGCAACGGTGCAGACGAAAACATAAACAGGTTATAGTTTCCAAACAGATTAGTAGTTAGATTTTCATAACCATTATCTGTTTTTTTATCACCGTATCTAGAAGCTAGTACACTTTTTACACCCATACAGGTTTGACGTAGAGGCGCAATGTCTACATTTGTTTTACGAACTTTAAACCATCCGTCGAGCCACTCAGACTGAGAAGCTTGATCCGCAACCGCATGTGGTCTGGGCATTGGGGTTTTTAATATTAAATTGGGATCCATTTAGATCTTCCTTGTAATCAATTGTTGCACCTGTAAGATATTGCATACTCATAGAATCGATGAGAATTTTAAATTCTCCATGCGGCGATTCGACTGGTATTTCAAAATCGTCTTCGTTTACTTCTTCGTCAAATGTAAACCCGTAACTCATTCCAGAACAACCGCCACCTTGTACAAATGTACGTAACGATAATTTGGGGTTGTTTTCTTCTAGTAAAAGATCGGCGATCTTGTTACACGCAGATTGTGTTATTTCTATCATGATAAATTAAACGCTAAACTAATGCGCTCCGTTGGATTTTTGTTGATACTCACTCGATGTGTTAACCAGCTAGGAAATAGTATAAGTCTGCCTACTGCGGGTTTATATAATACTCCGTCGGCGTTAATACTATCATAAGGGAAACCGCCTGCTAATGCATAGGTGTTAGGGTTTTCAAATCTAATATTACCGTCATTGCCTGTTGTTTGATAATAGTAGCATCCGCTAATTCTGTTGCCTGGATGTTTGTGATCAAACTGAAAGCCGCCTTGCTCTGCAAAATTTAACCAAGAATCATGTAATGTAAATTCCGCTCCTACATATCTTAGCTGTCTGCACCATTCTGCAGACAATTGAAAAATTGCACGTTCTAGATTAACCATGTTGTAGGTTTTGATGTCGTTAACTAATTCTTCTTGTTTAAATGTTGACGAAGTTTTATCACCCCAAGGGGTACCCATAGGTTGCAGTTTAACCTGCTCCACGGTTATCTTTATTTCTTGTTGAATGTCTGCTAGCTGAGATCCTACAAAATCGTGATAGATTACAGGAGTACTAAACCAACTTTCTATTTTCATTGGTGTTTTTCTTTGTAATCTTTTACTGCGGCTTTGATCGCATCTTCCGCAAGTATACTGCAATGAATCTTGACTGGCGGTAGTGCGAGTTCTTCTGCAATCTCACTATTCTTAATGCTTCCTGCTTGCTCCAGCGTTTTGCCCTTGACCCATTCCGTAACGAGCGAACTGCTAGCGATTGCAGAGCCACATCCGTAAGTTTTAAATTTCGCATCTGTGATAATACCATCTTCAACCTTTATCTGTAGTTTCATTACATCGCCACACGCAGGTGCGCCGACCATGCCAGTACCTACATCGGTGTCTTCTTTTGGAAAACTGCCCACGTTTCGCGGATTTTCATAGTGATCAATCACTTTATCTGAGTAAGCCATAGGTGTAAGTTTGCCTGCTAAATATGTTATAGGTATTTATCGCAACATATTATGATCATTTTAACATCTGAAGCAGTCGACCGAGTATCGCAAAACCTAGCTAAAAGAGGCAAGGGCGTTGGTATTAGAATAGGCGTTAAAACTACCGGATGTAGCGGATTAGCGTATGTGCTAGAATACGTGGACGAATACAAGTCCGAAGTAGGTGTTACTAATTATGCTCAACAGGACTTTGTGGTCTTGGTAGGTGCAAAAGACGAACCTTACTTAAATGGACTAACGATGGATTGGGTACGCAACGGCTTAAACGAAGGATTTGATTTTATCAATCCGAATGAGCGAGATCGTTGCGGTTGTGGGGAAAGTTTTAGGGTATAATGGTTTTATAAAAACATTTAAATATGCACATAAATATGGTAGCAATTAGGAAAGCAAAATGGCACAATATACCACAGTTTTAGCGAACGAATTCAATGCTGTAAGAAATACAGTAGCAACTGTGCTGGGCACAGGGTCTAGCACTAGAGGCTACGGCAGTACTGTTGATAGCTATACAGTTGCCGCCGGAGGATCTATTGGCGCCGCCGAATTTACTGCACTGAAAACCGATATCAATCGCTGTTACAGGCACATTACAAACGGTGATGCTACATTAAATTCTGTTGTTACTGGTGGTCAAATAACTTGGGCTAATCTAGTTTCTTATCAAACTGCGGCTACTTATGTGGACACAAATAGAGACACTAACGGTGGTGCCGTAACATCTTCACAAACTTCTAAAGTTTTGCCTGCAGGTTGGGGTAATGCCAGCGGGAATAGAATAGCCACAGCTCTCTTTACTATTACATTTACTAATGCAGAAGCAAAGCGTTACTTTTTCAATCAGAATAGTTATATAACACTTTCAGGATCTGGAGCGGCCACTGGTGGTACTCCAAAAAGCAATGCATTTGGTACGCTTGCTAATGGCGTTTCTAATACCTACAACCGAACCAATTATCGTACAACTGGTGATCCAGGCACACAATCTCAGTATACTGGCACAAGTCCCTATAGCTTGGGAGGTGATCCGGATGGCATGTTTGCAACCATTACTGCTATTGGTGCCAATGTGTTCAACGGTTCCATTCAATGCCGTGACAAGGGCGGAGATGGTAATGTGGCGTCAAATGTTGATATTGATCTAACATTTTATATCAATCTGCTTAACATTTCTAATACTACAGGTATATCAACTTACACGCCGTCTGTTTCTTGGGGTGCTTGGTCATACTCCGCATAACTTACAGATTAATTTAGGATTACATAATGGCACAATATTCAGTAGTTTTAGCAAACGAATTCAACACAGTTAGAAATGCTGTTGCAAACGTGTTAGGCGTAGGTTCTGGTAACAAAGGTTACGGTTCTCCATTAGCCAGTTACGCAGTAAATGTCGGCGACAAAATACAATCGGCTGATTTCTTTAATTTAAAAACAGATATGGATGCTTGCTACAGGCATATTGTTAACACTGACTCAGTAGGAACAAACCCAGTTGGTCAGAAAGGCTTGGTCACTTGGGCAAAATTTGTAGAGTTCCAAGTTGCCGCAAGTTTTATTAACACTAACTCCGATACAAATGGCGGCGCTAGACAAAATGTAGGACCTGATACAACAACTTTATCAAGCGGTTGGGGGAATAAAAGCGGTAATAGAGTGGCTAGCATGAGCGGCAATTTCACGTTCCCAAGCGCCAATGCTGTTCGTAATTATTTTAATCAAAATAACACTATAACAGTAGTAGGAAGCGGAGTAGGTGGTACTGGAGATCCAAAATCTGATGCTTTCAGAAGCATGGCCTCTTCTATTAACTTTACCTATACACAAACAGATTTTAGAGCAGGAGTGAATAAAGTCATCACTGCCGACAGTCCAACAAGTCCTTATAGTGCCGACTTTGTGAAGGTAACAATCTACACCCAGTCAGGTAATCTACTGCCGTTCAATATTACCTGTAACGATACCGGCGGCGACAATAATGCGGCATCTAATGTGTTAGCTGGCCTTTCTTTTGCTATCAGTCGACTACTGTCCAATACTCCAGGTATAACTGTAATCAGTCCTACGGTAGATTTTGGTACTTGGGCATATTCAGCGTAATCCTGTGAATTACCGTACAGCGTTCACACAGCAAACAAAGATACTTGATCAAAAATTTAAAGATCAATGCGTTGTGGCATGGAACGGAGGACTGTTCTTAGTCACTCCAGAATTTCTAGCAGGACTTAAATTAATCAAACAGCCTGCAGAATGGGTTTTGGATATGAACCAAACCCCAATATGGATTCCCCAGGTTGAATTTTTTTATGAACAAGCGTATAATGTTTATTATACAGCCTTGTCTGATTACGGTACTGCATTTAGCCAATTAAAATCGCAACGGTCTGTTGAAACAATACTGGACCTATGACTCAGGGAATACTATTATTTGCTCACGACAACGAGCAAATACAATACAGCCTCCTAGCCGCTTGGCAAGCTAGACGAATACATAAATGGTTGAACAAACCAGTCAGCCTTGTCACAGACGCCAATTCGCTTGCTGTACTTCGACAGCACGATCTAGAACAAGAGTTCGATCACATTATCCTGTCGGATGCCGATACAGATCAACAAAAACCCTATACTGATAGATTGTTAACTTTTAAAAACATCAATAGGATCCATGCATTCGAACTAACTCCGTATGATGAAACCCTAGTAATAGATACAGATATCGCTATCCAATCCGATAGGCTAAACATTGTTTGGAATAATGCAGAGGATTATCTTGTTTGTAGGAATTGTAAAGATCTGCTCAATAGAAACTGGTCGGCATTGAAATACGTGCATAACACAGGTATAGAATTCTACTGGGCAACACTATTCTATTTTAAAAAGAATCCAACATCGAAAAGATTTTTCGATCTGTGCGCCCACATAAAAACCAACTATACAGACTATATTAAAGAATACGGCATACGAGATTCTTATCTACGTAACGATCATGTCTGGAGTATAGCTGTACATGAGCTAGGGGGCAAGTCGATCCCCACTTCACTTTGGTACTCTATAGATAAAGATACTATATCTAATATGAACCAGAATGCTGTCGTAGTTAACGGAGTAAAAGTACAAGGTCAGGATGTTCATATTATGAATAAATTCAGCCTAATGGAATATGCTAGAAAGGAATTGGGCTGTGAGTAAAGGATACATTATATTTGCTCATGGCGAGAAATTTGTCAACATGGCGCGGTTGTTAGAGCGTAGTATAAAAGCGACACAGACTATCAACAATGTAACTGTGATAGAGTGCGGGGCCGATATTATGTTAGAACGTACAAGAGCATACGAATTAAGCCCTTATGATGAAACTGTGATTCTCGATGCGGATATGTTATTTTTGGACAACATCGATCATTGGTGGGATCATCTCGCCAAGTTTCCTTTACTAATAACAAATAAAGTAAGAGACTTTAGAGACAATCAAATTACCAACAGTCCATATCGCATCACGTTTGTTAGTAACAATTTACCAAGTTGTTATACTGCATTTGCCTACTTTAATCGCAACTCTCAAGCAGAAGAATTTTTTAGAGTATTAAGGCAGATAGTTGCCAATTGGGACGAGTGGTCTTGGAGGTATACTCCGGTTAATAGACAAGCACACCCTAGTATTGATATTGCCATGGGCATTGCAGTAGCCTACATGGGAATACATCCATTTACTCCTTTGGATTATCCTACATTTACCCATATGAAACCGGAAACATGGAGAACTTACCAAACTCTGAATGTTCATCCGGGTCAAGTAAAAATAGGTAATTATGTACAAACAGGCATTTTGCACTATGTAGACAAAGATATAGTTGACGAACTTGCATCAGTGTTTTAATTTATTCTGATTAGGAGATAATATGAAAGTAACCAAAATCCCAGGATTGGGTAGATTTGGAATCTTTATAGATGATGTAGACTTTACTACTATCACAGACGACGAGTGGACAGAGATTGGAAAACTTCATCTACAAAATCTAGTCACTATTATACGTGATTGCAAACTAACTTGGGACAAGCAAACTGATTTTTGTACAAAGTTTGGTGATACAAGATACGGTGTCCGTTACCTAATACTTAAAAAATACCCTGGCAAAACATTCACCCAGGTAGCACAGTTAGCTATGCAAGATGATCCTAGCGTAGACGAAATTGACCGCATTAGATTAAAAAGTATATTCAACATGCAAGAACTAACACCCGACGGGAAACATGTTATGCGGGTCACTGGCAAGCGTGACGAAAAAGGCAATGCCTTAGGCATGTTTGCGGAAGGTGAGTTATTGTGGCATAGTAATGAAAGTGGTACATTGACATTTACACCAGGTGTGGCATTGTTAGGGGCAGAGAACATGATTGGTTCTAGCACAGGATTTTTAACCACTCCCGATTATTATGAAAATGTTAGCAATGCATTTCGAAGTGAATTAGATGAAATGATTCTAATACATAGATTTACGCCCGGACGTATCAATCCCGGACTGCGCATGGAGCAAGACGAAGTCATGCATGCCAATATGTGTCCCGAAGATGATATCGAAATTCCTATCGTTATGCGTAGCCCAGGTGGTATTATTGGATTACATTATAGTGCTAATACTATCTACGGTATTAAGGGAATGACTAAAGAAGAAAGTGATAGTGTGTTTGCAGAAATTGATAAAGAATTGTTTGTAGACAAATACATTTACGATCATTGGTACAAGAGCAACAATGATTTTTGTTTGTTTGACAACAGCATTACATTGCATCGCAGGCTTGGAGATATTAAAGACAGATTGTGTTATCGTATTCAACACGATTATAGTAATTTACAAGAAGGATTCTGGCAACCATACTTGCACGAACCAACTGCCAAAAAATATGAAGAGGAAATCAAATATTATGTCAACTTGGCAGGTATTAAAGGATTTAAAATGCCAGATGGGACTCGCTCCCCTATAGCAAGAGACTTAATGGACTATCAAGAGTATTTTAAAATCGAACTATCTGAGATTGAAATTATTAATTTCAAATCGGGTTACTGGAAGTTTGAAGATTTTATCGTGGTTAACGGTGAACTACAAAAACAAGGAACCTAATGAATTATCAAGAGCATTTTAAAATCGAACTATCTGATATTGAAATTGATAATTTCAAATCAGGGTACTGGAAGGTTGAAGATTTTACAATAGTTGATGGCCAACTTCATGCCCTAAACCCGTTAACTATCGATCTATACGAAGGACCGGCGATCGTAAATAAAATTAATCTTAGCGAAATAGATTGTATATTCATTAGCTACGACGAACCCAATGCTGATCGTAATTGGGCGGACTTGTTATCTAAAGCACCTTGGGCAAAACGTGTACACGGAGTTAAAGGCAGTGATGCCGCACACAAAGCGGCCGCTGAACTTAGTACTACTAATAGATTTATTACTGTGGACGGGGATAACATCGTTGATCCAAAATTCTTTGACGTTGAAATAAACTTTGCAGGAACAGATTTAGAAGACAAACAACTATCTTGGTGCGGTAAAAATATCATTAACGGTCTAGTCTATGGCAATGGCGGATTAAAGTGTTGGACTAAGGACTTTGTGTTGGGCATGAAGACACACGAGCTAGCAGAAGACCCTGCATCACAGTTAGATTTCTGCTGGAACAATAGATACAAACAAATGGCTAACTTGCATTCTGTTAGTTATAACAACGCAAGTCCTCTACAGGCGTGGCGAGCAGGATTCCGTGAAGGTGTTAAGATGACACTGAACAACGGAGTTAAACAAAATTTTATTAATCCTAAACATCAATTAGTCCGACGCAACTATCAACGATTGCTGATATGGTGTAATATAGGATCAGATGTAGATCAAGGACTTTGGGCAATATACGGTGCAAGACTAGGATGTTATATGACTAACTGCACTGACTGGGATTATCTGCAGGTACGAGACTTTGATTATCTCAATGAGTTGTTTAAAGAGAAATCTTATAACGATCCATTAGAACAAATTGTAATGTTGGGCAAGCAGTTAAATTTAAAACTAGGATTACCTATGCAATATTATAGTCCGGAACAGAGTCGATTCTTTAAAGAAGTTTGGGTCAACCCGCCTAGATACGATCATATGGTTAAAGAACTAGATACTAATTGGGATTTACTTGATCTATGACTATAGAATTCATCAAAGCTAATGAGAAGTCACCAGTAGTAGAATTTGACTATCCTGTTGACGATCTACAAGTGCTATTTGCTAACTACCCGGAGTGGGGATCAGAGGATAACATTAAGGGGCTCGAATATAAAGAATTAGATAAACGACTTATTCTTAAGAGTAATAAAATACATAATTCAGCTTTTAGTATTTTTAAACAAAGAATGGAGGAATCTAAACTTTCGTTAGTCAATCAGTTCTTAGATATCGACACGGAAAAAAGGTGGCCAGATATTCCGATCCCAATAGCCAGGCAAATTAACATTTATTTTGCATTAATAACAGATCTAAAAGGCTATAAGATGGATCAACATCTTGATAATAGATCTGTCTATGCGGCAGGATACTTAAACGTATTCGATAACGAATCACTAACTGTAGTAAGTTCAAATAAAAAAACATTTTTTGGAAAAACAAAAGAATCTCAGTACCGCGCACCTGGGAAGAAAGGTAGAGGCGTTATTTGGTTAAACACAGAAAACAGCAGGCATTGGGTAAACAAGGTATCTCAAGATAGAAAGATACTAATGATGAGTTTCCAAATAGTCCCTTGGGAATAACATGAAGATAATCGATTCTAACCTAGTTAAATCTACTGATTGGTCGAGCGACCAAGTACTGAGTCAACTGTGTACAGATGAAGAACATTTTATTGTTGTTAATCCAGAATTAGATCCTTCGATACTAAAATTAATTGATATAGATATCCAATTAACTGATAACTGTATCAAATATAAAATCGGTGAAGGCTGGATCGCTAAACGGTTCCCGAAAAAGTGGAACGGACATGTACAAATCGTCCAGCTAAGATTAACTCCGCATCTTATCGAGGCAAACAAATATGCCATAGTAAATTCAAAGATATTAGACTATAAGGTTCCTGCTTGGGATCTGCCTTACAAGCACGTATGGACTTACGATACTTCGTTAACTGGTGGGCAAGAAGTCGATGCGGTAACTGTATCCTATATAGAATCAGCTAGCGGACGAAAAGTTATCGGAGTTGCTGATACTGAATACATCAACAATCGATTTGATGTTATATTTTTAGTTTATAATGAAACAACTACAGAAGATAACTGGAAAAGATTATACGCTGTATGCCCTAGAGCCAAAAGAGTGATCGGTGTAAAAGGAATTTATAATGCCCACATCGCGGCATCTTTAATCGCAGAGACTGATATGTTTTATGTAGTCGACGCCGATGCGTATATTAAAAACTTCCAATTTGACTATGTTCCTCCTATCCAAGATAGAGAAACAGTTCATATATGGCACAGTCATAATCCTGTTAACGGATTAAAGTATGGGTATGGGGGAGTTAAGTTATTCTCTAAGATACACTTTCAAGATGTAAAGGACAACGTCATTGATGTATCAACTAGCGTAGGTCCAGTTAAAGTCATGCCTACTATTGCATGTGAGACTAGGTTTGATACTGATCCATTTAGCACATGGAAGAGCGCATTTAGAGAGTGTGTTAAACTTAGTTCAAAACTTATTACAAATCAAGACGACAAAGAAACAGAAGAAAGATTACGTACTTGGACCACTGTAGGATGTGAGTATTCTATAGCTGGTGCTTTGGCAGGTGCTAGTTACGGCAATGCAAACAAAAACAATATTGTTGCCCTTAATAAAATAAATGATTACGATTGGTTGTCTAGCAAGTTTACGGAAGAACGCTCATGCACATAGACAAAGATGCTTTCAGCAGTGGACAGATAGGTAGCAAAGTCTGGCTCTGTGAAGAACTAGAAAAAACAGGTTGGGAAGCTAATCATGTTTACCTCTACGGCGGATGGCATGCTATGACTGCATTCTTGTTGCTGTCTCGTGGTAAATTTAAACTACACAAAATTCGTAGTATAGATATCGACCCTAGTTGCGAACCTATCGCAGATATGATTAACGAGAATTGGGTATGGCAGAACTGGAAGTTCAAAGCGATCACAGGTGACTGCAATGCATTTCAAACAGAGTTTAGAGGACTAGTAATTAACACCAGCACCGAACACTTTGAAAGCATGGATTGGTTTAATAATCTTAGTAAAGGGACCAAAGTTGTTCTACAAGGCAACAACATGGAACACGGTGATCATGTTGGGAATGTATCTAGTTTAGAAGAGTTTAAGGAAAAGTACCCGCTGAGCGAATATGTATTTGCGGGCGAAAAGCAGTTTGTTTACCCAGATTGGGAATTTACTAGGTATATGACTATCGGAGTCGTTTAACTAGCGATAGTAATATGCCAGGGCCAAATCTCAACAGTATGTTCAGTAACATCTTCAAATAGTTGAGACCACACTCGATCTTCACAAACAGGTGGAAGATAGAATAGTTTTTCTTTGCCGTCTTTGATAATTTTAATCTGAATTGAATGATCTAATTTATTCATATAGAGTGTTCCATTTTGCTGATGCGCGGGCAGTCCAGTCATCGAGGAACCATTCTGGTATAGCAGGTCCGAACCATCCGATCAGCATTTGACCTAATTTAATAGATGCTGTAATAACGTTGTAAGGAGTTCGATTCCACGTATCAAAATTATTAATAAAATAATAACCTCGATCGTCTTTCATAACCTGTCTAAAAGTTATATCTGGAATTCTCGGATCGTTATATTCTTCTGCAACTTTAATAATTGCTAACATAGCATCATAATATATGTCAATAACATCGTTTAAAAAATCAGGTAGTGCGGCAGGATTAGAAAAAACCTGATGAGTAGTTAACTCGCCTACGCCAGCGCCCGGTCTCATCCAATGAGTATAATCCCAAGATTCGCTATTGATTTCAACTTCATCTCTAAACAAAGGAACATCAGTTCTAAACAACTTACTGTTTACTCCTTCCAAATACCATAATTGAAATTTTGTCCATTCATCTATGGTTCCATCCTTTCTTAGGCAATAAGTATGCCCGGTCACACAGTTATTGAACATAACTCTTTCTTTTTTAACTTCAAAAAAACCTGTGTCTGTCCATTCGAGTACAACATCTTTGTTAGGCGATATTAACAAATTAGTATTTTCAGAATCGTCAGAATTCCAAATATCTTGTTCAATGCAGGATTGTAGTTTTTGAGTTAATATATCGATCATACAGCTATTTATTCAGAATGCAATCAAGTAGTTATGTTTGTACTTAAATATTAACATGGAACAACAAATACAATTTTTCAAGAATGTAAAAGATAGATTAAACACCGTAGGGCCTGGTTATTGCACTATGAAATGGTTACATCAAACTTTGTATTTGCATACAGGGGACAATCACAGTTGCTACCACCCTAAACCACACCATATTCAACTAGAAGAAATTGCAGTAAACCCAGCGGCGTTACACAATACTGCACACAAGAAAGAACAACGCAAGCAGATGCTAGAGGGCGAGCGTCCTAAAGAATGCTACTACTGCTGGAACATTGAAGATTTGCCAGGAGAACACGCTAGTGATAGAGTGTTGCACAGCGGCGGCAATCCTTGGGCAGAGCAAGCCATTGAGAAACTTGCACAGTTACCTTGGGATGCTGATATAAATCCAAAGTATCTGGAAGTAAGTTTTGGTAACAACTGTAATTTCCGTTGTGGTTATTGCGGCCCGCAGGCTAGCACAATGTGGATGGAAGAAGTTAAAGAACACGGTGATTATGATATCACTCATCCGCAATACAGCATAGATTTTTTACAACATGGAACATACTATGGACCTAAGGACGATAATCCTTACATAGATGCTTTCTGGAAGTGGTGGCCTAGCCTACGCAATGATCTGCACACCCTACGTATCACCGGTGGAGAGCCGTTGATGAACAAAGGGGCGATGCAGTTCTTTGAACTATTAGATCGAGAGCCTGCACCCAACTTAGAAATTAGTATTAATAGTAACTTGGGTGTGAGTTTTTCCAGAGTCGATAGGCTTATTGAACAAGTTAAGAAACTCACACAAGAGAAGAAAATCAAAACTCTCAATGTGTTTACATCTATAGACAGTTGGGGAGCGCAAGCTGAGTATATGCGCACAGGATTAGACTGTGCTCACTGGGAGCGCAATATGTTAGAAATTGTAAAGATGAAGAAGCGAGTAAACTTCATGTGTACATTCAATGTTCTGTGTGTAACCAACTTCCAAAGCCTGTTAGAGAAGGTAGTAGAATGGCGCAAAGAATACGGCGCTGACTTATTTCATTTAGATATACCTTATCTTAAAGACCCTCCGCATTGGATGATCAACATCCTTACTCCGGACTTCATGCCTTACATGGATCGTACTCTCAAATATATGGAAGACAATGCAGAGTGGTTTGAACTATCAGAAATTGTTAAGTTTAAACGTGTTACCGAGTACATGAGAACTAATCCAGTTGATGCAGACAAGATACGTAGAGGTCGTAGGGATTTCTATGTGTTTTTTACAGAGAACGATCGTAGATTAGGTACTAACATGTTGGAACTATTTCCAGAGTACAAAGATTTCTACCAGTTATGTAAGGAAACCTATGAGTCCGGACAATAAGAAAACTTGGTGCATAAATGCGTTCCATAGTTTAAGCGCAAGCAACGATGGTACTACTCGCCCCTGCTGTATGTACGTTAGTCAAGACCCGGACGCAAAATATGTCCTAGGCGACAAGACGATAGAGCAACATCTTAATCATCCTGAGCTTCTACAATTACAAGCTGACTGCAACAATGATGTACGCAATCCAGGCTGTGTCCGTTGCTGGGAAGAAGAAGACGGTGGCGGCGAAAGCAAACGTATTAGAGATAACAAACGTCTTGACCAACAACAAGGTCTAGTCTACTTTGAAGCTAGCCTAGGTAATCAATGTAACATACGATGTAGGACTTGCGGACCGCACTCGAGCAGTCAATGGATCGACGAGGGCTTTGAAACACAGTACAATAAAATTCTAAGCATTAAGAAGTATCAAACCCATATTAAAAAATTCTACAAGAGCTTCGAAGATGAAAGCGCATTCTGGCCGGACTTGGAAAGCCATCTGCATACTATAAAACATCTAGAGTTCTACGGTGGCGAGCCTTTTATGAGTAAAAAAATGTGGGGCATTCTAGAGCTTGCTGTTGAAAAAGGTTATGCTAAAGATATAGAAGTACACTATGCTACTAACGGAACCCTGTGGCCTAAGCAAACAGAACTATGGCAACATTTTAAAAAGGTATCTGTACATTTTAGTATAGATGGTACAGACCGGCAATTTGAATTCATGCGTTATCTGGCCGACTGGGAAGTGGTTAAGGCCAACATGGCCAAATCTAGGACACAAGCAGGCAATTTAACACTAGGATGGTTTATTACTTTAAGTAATTTAAATGTATACTATCTACCAGAGATCATAGAGGAGTTCCGCAAGAACTATAACGGGTTTGGTTGTTTCTTAAATCTAGTACATGCTCCAAGACATTTTAATATCGGCATCATGCCTGAGGATGTTAAACAGGAAGTCGTTAAAAAACTAAAGACTATCCCGGAGCCAACAAAGCCCGAAGAAGATTCTATATGGAGACAGCTACCGGGCATAGTTGGGTTTATTGAAAACGGTATACCGGATGCAAATATGTGGACTAAGTTCTTAGAAGAAATTAAAGTACACGATGAATATAGAAAGCAGGACTATACACAAGTGTTTCCTGAGTTTGCAAGAATTATAGGATTGACCAATGACTGATTTTTGGAAAACCAGAGAAGTAAGACAAATACACATTGAGCTGACCAATGCCTGTAACGCGGCCTGTCCAATGTGTGTAAGGTTTTTTAGAAACTCTCCGTTGCCTCGCCCCGATCTAACAATACAAGAAATAAAACTAGATAAGTTCAAAGAGTTCTTTCCTCCAAAGTTGTTATCCGGTCTAGTTAAGATAATGTTCTGCGGAACACAGGGCGATCCTTGCATGGCCAGCGACACCCTAGAGATATGCGAATACATCCACAAGCATACAAAAACTTCTTGGTGGAGGAAACGAAAGAGCGAGTTCGTACTGCAAATACACACCAACGGAGGTATGCGTAACCCTGAGTGGTGGGCAAAGCTAGGGGCAGTATTTGCCAAACATAATCAAAAGAGTTTAGACTGCTGGCGTGTGGTATTCAGCATTGACGGCCTAGAAGATACTAATCACCTATATCGAAGAAATGTTAAATGGAAAAACTTAATGGCCAACGTCAAGGCATTTATTGATGCAGGTGGCAATGCTGTATGGGAGTATCTAATATTTGAACACAACGAACATCAAGTTGAACAAGCTCGACAGATGTCCAAGGACTTGGGTTTTGTAATTTTTGTTCCTAAGAAGGCTTTAGGAGTAGACAATGGTAAAGAACTCAAAGCATTGAATGCCGTTAACAAAAACGGTGAGATTGAGTACACTATCAATGCTCCTAAGAATCCCGAGTATAGGAATTTAAAAGAGCCTACAGGCGTAGTAGAAACAGGCATGCTTCCATTTACCTTTGACGAATATAGAGAACTCAAGAAGACCAAATCAAATGACAACTATTCGGACAAGGTCAACAAGGTCTACGAAATCATCAACAAGGAAAATACAGAAAAATTTGATGCCTGCGAAGTAAAGTGCAAGGCCAACATATTCAACGAAGACAAAGAAATATTTGTTGATAACTTTGGCAGAGTATTACCTTGTTGTTATATAGGAACTCACATCAGCGGAGTTTTTACAGACTATCAAAGTTTACAATTACACAAACATATGAGCGACTACGGGTGGGATCATTTTGATCTTAATAAACATAGTTTAACGGAGATACTAGATGCAGGCCATCTAGATCGAGTATTTGCCGACTCGTGGACAAAACCCAGCGTTAAAGAAGGTAAGATGGCCTACTGCTCCAGCATCTGTGGAGAGGAGAGTCGTATTGATCGAGTATATTTTAATAGATTGAATAGTATGCATCAGGAGAGCAAATGATTGTCGCCTAGCACAACCGTAAAATAAATAATTTCCTATATGAATCCACTGTCTTTAAACACTGATAATTTTTATCACAAGGTATATCACGAATCGTGCGCTGAATTTGAAGAAGTACGAGAACTATGCTTGAGTGAGGATAACTGGCTTCGAGAAATTTATACTCCAAAATTTTTAGTTTTAGAAAAGCATGTAGGGTATGTGGTAATTTATGATAAAATTACACACGAACCAGTTGGGATGGGAGGACTGTTCAATGACGGTCGATATCCATCCAATATTGCTATACACATGCACCGGACATACCTATTTCCTAAATATAGACAAAGAAGTTTTCGAGGAATGATCGATGTGTTCAATCTAGCAAAGGTTCATGTAATGACCCCACTAAATGCGATCAAACAGTTCGATGCATATTTCCTAACAATACAAGCTCGTGAAAAGAAAGAATCAGCAGGATGGTGGAAAGTGTATCATACTGCAATATCTAAAGCTATTCCTGGTTTTAAAAAGGGAGAAGGATACATCCAAACCTGTCCTTATGATGTGCAAAAATGCTGGCAATATCATGTATATTATGAACATGTTCCAGGAACATGGGCGTCCTGGGACAAGCGATCCATCACTGAAGAAGAATGGCAAAACATGCCAACTGGAGACTAACACAATGACCGCAGAAACATTTTATCATTCCTTAGATTTCGATCTCTCTCCGAAAGCTAAAGAATGGGTATTAGATAGATACCACGAAAAATTTAAAGAAAAATTCTTTCATCACGACGATACATCAGAACTGTTTTCACAACAAGCACAAGATGAATGGCATTCAAGCATAGTAGGTACTGAAATTAAAGATTTTTTAAGAACCTATGGCTGTGATACCAGCATGGCAGGAATTACTACATTTATATGTAACAGAGACGAATATTATCCAGGAAATCCACATATTGATATCTTGTGCAAAAGCCTTATCAATAAAGTTTGGGGTACAGATTATACCACAGAACGAGTTATCAAGACAAGATTAAACATCATGGTACTAGGTAATCCAGAGGACGAAATGGTGTGGTGGGAACAATTCCATTATGGCAACCCGTTACTAGCAGATGTTGACTATATCGATCTAAGTACTGGATTTCCGTTTACCTGTAGAAATGTTCCGGGTAATGATAAAGCAGATAGATTAAAATTTGTCGGAGAGCCTAGTCATATTGCAAAAAATATACTAACACCTTCTGGGTTTGTTAAAACAGATTGTACACATACTGTAAATTGTAGTCCTACTCCTAGACTAATAGTAACAGTTCCATTGGATAAATCAATTGACGAAATTCTATCATTCACTAACGTTTAATTTTTCTAACAACGCCATGGGATGGGTGTTGGATCGATATAAAGATCGATTAACGGGCAACATAGGACATAACACTGATCTGACTCAGTACTCTCCGGAAGCACAGGCTGAATGGCGTAACAGCATCGTAGGCCGAGAACTAAATGCTTTTTTAAATCAATACGGATGTGATACTGAATTTGGTGGGATTAATGTTTTTATGTGTACGTTAGGTAATCCAGATCCACATATTGATACAAAAGTTGATCCTAATACCGGAGCAGTCTATAGAATACGGTCAAGGTTAAACGTTATGATTATGGGAAATCCAGGTAATCCTCTAATTTGGTGGGGCGGTTTTGAGTATGATGACCCTAGGATAGAAGAAACTAAATTTCTTGCACCTAACGGACGAGAATATACCAACAAGAGTGTGCCGGGCGGAGACACACAGGGACGATACGCTTTTCTAGGAGCTCCTGAGCTAGTAGCAAGAAACGTATACACACCTAGCGCATTTGTCAAAACAGACTGTGCTCATACTGTGCATTTTACTCCGGGACCTAGATTGATAGTTACTGTTGCCCTTAATAAATCTATTGAAGAACTGCTAGAATACCATCCATAATCTAATATGTTTAAATTTAATGAATTAAAACAGATACATCTTGAGATTACTAATAACTGTCAAGCCAGTTGTCCTCAATGTCAGCGAAATATACATGGCGGACTAGCTAATCCATTGATAAAATTATCTAGCTGGTCTTTGGAACAGTTTAAAAGTATTATGACTGAGGATGTACTGAATCAAATTGACAAGTATTATTTCTGCGGTAATTTTGGTGATCCTTTACTAAACAATGATCTAATCGCAATGATTGAATACTCTGTGTCTGTTAATCCCAATTTACACGTATGGATCTATACCAACGGAAGCCTTAGATCTAAGGACTGGTGGCAACAGTTAGCCAAAGCTCTGCCAAAAAATCATAGGGTAGTTTTTGCTATTGACGGATTAGAAGATACACACAGCTTGTATCGGGTAGGTACTGACTTTGATAAGATCATAGATAATGCTTACGATTTTATACAAGCCGGTGGTGTTGCTGAGTGGGCATTTATTCGATTTAAACACAATGAGCATCAAGTTGCCGAAGTCAAGCAATTAGCTAATGAGTTGGGATTTGAATCATTTTCGATGAAGGACAGCGGCCGTTTCTTCTTTGATCCAACTTTTCCTGTTTATGATAAAAATGGGGATACTACCCGACTTCTAGAGCCAAGCGGTTACAGCGAAATTAAATTTATCGATCGAACCACTATAACTAATTTTCGAGATATTGCAAAAGAAAGTGTTATTGAATGTAAATCGATGGAACAACATGAAATATACATTGATTCATACGGTCAGGTATTTCCTTGTTGTTATATAGGACTAATACCGTATATACCGGTAGATACTATTGCTGGCATGACTCAGATTAGGTTGCAAATGTTAAATGAATATCACACCCTAGTCGAAGCTCTAGGTGGTACTACATCACAAAATGCTTATCACTACTCTATTAAAGATATTATCAATAGTGACTTGTATCAAAACACCTGGGAGAAATTTTGGAATAACAAACAATTGACCATGTGTGTAGTAATGTGTGGGACGTCATCAAAGATATCTAAGCCTAATGAAATGTTTGTTGAACGCAATAACTTTTAGATAGTTCCTGGATCAACTAGCCCTGCTTGAGCAAATCCCCAATTACGTTCATTACAACCGTTGCAGGTATTACATTTGCCTATTTCCAATATTGAACAACTATGTGTAAGATAAAACAAGGCTTCCTGTTTATTACGTACTATTAGATCAATTATATACCCTTTAGTTAAATCTTTAAAAGGCAGTTTGATTATATCTGTCTCCTCGGCTGGTGGTGGCTCGTATCCAATAGTGTGTTCAGGACGCTGTGCAATTATACCGCCATATAAGCGTGTAAATCCCATGTATTGGGCACTCTGAGCTCCAGACAATACTTGAAGGTGTCCGGGCAAAGTAGGATCTCCGACAAGTATAGGATCAACATAGGGCATGTTAAATTGAGAGTGAACGTGTGCCACAGCGAGCTTAGAAAAGTAACGAGAGCCCTCTGTCCTGTTTACCACGAATGGAGATATTTGATGAGCAACCCCTTGTTCAATCGAAGCCTTCAGTATGAGATAGTATAGGATAGCACTATCTAGCCCACCGCTGACAAAAACAGCAATTTTAGTAGGAGTATCAGGCAATGCCAGCTCAACGACTCGTTGTTCATTAAGAATGTTACAAATAAAATTCATATGGGTATTTATATTAATTAAATACGCTGTTAATAGTAAAGGATTGATATGAATATAGTAGTAGTTGGAGGCGGTCAGCCTGGTAAATTTGGTAATGACTTTTGCCTACGTGCAAGACAAGAAGGCCATAATGTTTTTATACTATCTCACAAAGATTATGGAACAGGCGATCCTCAGCATCTATATGCAGATCATTCAGAACGCCAGTATATGGTTGAAGCATTCAACAAGCTAACTGAATCTATAGATAACATAGACATTTTTGTATTCAATGGACGCATGGATGGATACGCCTCCATGTCTAGAGACTTTACATCTACAGCAAAAATTACTTCTGTTGGTTGGCATACTAATCTACACTTTACCATAATACTACCCCATATATTATCAATAGAAGCACTAAAGAAAATGTCCAAAGGCAGTAAGATAGTGTTCCTAACTACAGGCATGGCATTAAAATTCGATCGTACTGATTATACAGCAATGGCAGGGTATGCAGGATTAAAGGCCGCTCAAATACATCTAATGGTAGCACTAGCCCATCATAATGACAAAGGAGCCATTGCTAGTTCAGTAAGCCCGCATTTCCCTTATGAAGATCGGCAGGCTTACCTTAAAGTATTCAACAAAGTCTATGATTATATTCTAACGTTTGACGAAAGTAAAAACGGCTGTGTTGAAACTATACACTAACAGTTATTTTTTATTGCGGGTGATTATTGCTAATCTTGTTGCTAGGTATCGAACAAGGTCGCCTAGTGAGTAATATATTCTAGTTGCTTCAGCTAGAACATTTGGTATTGCTACCATATGAAAGTCTCCTGTTATTTCCCATCATAGTCCTTTACTATACCACCGTGTATTTCGCTTTGACCCTTGGCGCCTTTCTTGCCGCGGAGATGTACTCCACTGCCGTCGTCGCCTTGTTTACCATTACCATCGGTATGGTCACTGTCATGTGCTAGATACCCTAGGCTCACACATTGTCCATAACGGACATTGCTAAGACTACGCCCACCTTTGCATTGACTGCGGGTGGGGTTGGGGATATTTTTTTCTGATATGAATTCACGAGCTCTCATATCAATATTTAGCGGTTTGCTCGTTCTGCATAGAAATGATGTCCGCCTATTTTAGCCACATGCTCTTTTTGTTTAGCCCATGTAGGTTTAACAAATACGTTGTGGAACCATTTGGCTTCTCCGTATTTGTATCTATAATCAGGGTACGCTGATTCGTTAACCAATAGCTCTCTAGCTACGTGTAGACTTTCGATCCAACGCTCGTCATCTTTCTTAGGGAGAGATACCTTTGTACAATTCCAGCTGAATTGGCATACTGTACGATTTTCGTAAACAGTAATTGGCTCTCGCTTAACTTCTGTTGTTAAGAACTTATTCACGACAGTTTCTTTATATACTGTACGTGGAACAGAGGTAGTTAATTTTTGATCAACTACTCCGCATAGGCTACGGCCGAATCGGCCATCTTGTAGTCGATTGAGAGTAACTACTCCAACTGCTACTTTTCCTTCAACTGGCTCTGAGCCGGCTTCGAAGAAAATATTACGAGCTAAACACATTAACTCTTTTGGATCAACAAAGATCGGGCGAGTTACTGCGTCAACTATATTTTGTAGTCTATCACCTACCATGGCAACAACTACAACGTTTTGACCCTCTTGTGTCGGGGTCTCGGCATGACTGGGTGCTATTACAGTCAGGGCCAATAATGCTACTAGCACAGTTAAAACTCTGTGTATTATAGACATATATGTGTCCTCCTTTTTAGGTTAAAAACTCCTGTCTCTGTGTGTTAGTGCTCAAAAAATATAAGAGCGTAGTTTTAGTTAATAGTTTAGCTCAATTTATCCGAAATAATAGGGCAAAAATGAGTCATTTTTCGACAAATCCATACATTATAGTGGGTGTTTACTAATTTGTCAATCTTGACAGAACACCGCTTGGTTAATTCTAGTAACTTGTCCAAAGAAGTTTGTATCTTCTACAGCCATTCCATGAGCAAACTTTTTACCATCAAATAAAACCAATCTATTCCATTTAGCTTCTAAACATTTTAACAATCGGTAGCGGCTACGGGGCCTCCAGGGTTTAAAATGTTCAGGGCCTTCTCGTGGGTCTGATTCTAACTGCTCATACAAATTAGTGCCAGGCCCTTGATAATCTTCGTTTAGATATATCAATGCCGTATAGCCTAGATCTGTATGCGGGGCCCAATAACAGTTTTGATAATCGTTAAATGGGCTAGGTTTAAAGTTCATACAGTTAGTAACAACATTATTGTCTACGGGTTCTTGCCCTATATGGCTAGCTATGGCCTTGACTACGGGTGCTACATTTGCATCTTCAAAATTATGCCTACGATCTATAAACTCAATGCCATTATTACTGGGCTTTTCCCATAACTTCCATGGGTTAGCTGGATGTTTCAGTATATATGCTAGAACTTCATGGGGGTCAGCGTAGAAGTTGTCCAGTGTATAGATCTTACTACCCTGTAATTCTTCTATACTTGCATTATCCAGACCCTGAAAGTCAAACAGCATTACTCTTCAGCAGTAATGGTATTATCTCGTGGACCAGTACGCTTCTCACGCTTGGGCTGTATCAATGCCGCTAGTTCTGCTTGGATCATAGCACGTTTGAAAGCGTTACGCTGTTCCGGGTCACGAATAGTACACATGAAACGTTTGGTTTGTTTGCTGAGTTTGAAACTTGCTGTTGGTTTTAACATTTTTTAATTGACTCCTGTCTAATAGTTATGCTATTATTATACACGACAGAAATTTTCTTGTCAATTATCAGGATACTTAAATAATCATATGAAACTACAACACCAAGATCAATCAACCAACCCCCTGTCTAACCCTAGCGCAAACTATGGTGACACAACATTTAAAATTTCCGGTAAACCCATCGAAGTCATACAGGCCCTGGCCTATGTTAAAGCATTAGGTGGCGGGCACCTGTATATCGGCCTTGGACTAATACCCCCAAAGACTATCTACTATCAGGGCCAGTTTGCTACCCCCGAGTGGACAGACCGATTAAACCAAGATGACTTTGACGTTATCTGTAGCCTAGTGCAGAATCAAAAGTGGGTCAAGAGTGTGACTGTATGGACTGGACAAGTAGTAGATCACGATCTAGACAAGATCGACTATACTACTGACATGGACAACAGATTCAACATGCACCCAATGGACCGCTTTGGTAAAGTCACCAAGCTACATTGGACCCAGTGGCAACAGCTACGTATCAACAGCTGGCTAGACATACCCGCTATTCCGGGACGCCCACCAGGTAAGGGTGTAGTGTTCGCAGGCACAGGATGGCAGGACCGCGAAACTTATCAGCAGTGGCAAGCACAAGGCATCGGTGCTCACGGACTATATGTGGGTTCCAGAGAAGACTATAGAGAATTTACACAGTCCACAGGACTAACAGTAGATCATCAAGAAGTCAATCACCCTGCGGAACTGGCCCAATGGATATCGGGCATGAATCAAGTTATTGCCACTACCAGTGGATGGGCTATTCCTATAGCACAGGCCCTGAACAAGCACTATCTAGTACAGAGCTTGGACAACGTACAGCAGTGGAACAATCCCTATGTTATGGCCGAGCGTGGTAACAACGCAGTATTCTAAGCCAGTTCAAACACAAGATACTCACGGCCAGCACGATCGCCCTGGGTTTCTTGATACTGTCTTATAACTTTATAGCCCAAGTTAGCCAGGGCATCAATCCATATTCTAGAACCCAACTGTATGCTCAGACCACTGGTAAGCCTACGACTCTGACGCTGTCCCGGCTGATTAACACCTTCACGTAGACAGCGTACTTGATTACCGGGTTCTGCTTCTATAAAGATTCTACGGGGCTTGACATAGTTACAGATGTCCTCCATCAAGCCCAGGGGACTATGTGAATGTGTGAGCACACCAAAAGCCACTACAGAGTCATAGTGCCCACAGCCCTGTACAGCAGTATGATAGTCGGCTAGCATGACTGTTACTCCGGGATAATCACAGCGTAGCCTAGCAACTGCTATACCGTCCAATTCTATCACAGCAACATCATCCGACAACTCAACTAGTCTACGAGTAAACCAAGAGCCATCATGTGGACCCAGCTCTAGTACAGAACCTACAACCAGATCAAACAGGTTGTCAGCTATGAGTGTTTCGCTTAGTGGTTTTTCCAAGGCTAGTTACCTAAGTAGTAGCCACGAAGTGGCCTGCGCATAGCGCAAAAAAATCCGGTAGAACAGTTTTGAGCCGAACAAGCCATCAGCGACCTGCCGTCTTGCTCGTCGGATTTAAAAACATCAACGAAATTCGGGCCCGACACACCATCCTACCAACGAGCGTCTAGTTCCTTTTGTAACAGGAGTAACTTCGTGTAAGACCCAGCTAGGGAATACTATAATGCTCCCTAATGCACGGCGTTTTAGAACAATCTCAGGATCCTGTTCCTGCCCATCGTGTATAACTAGATCCCCACCTTCATACGAGTCAGGATCACTTAACTGCACAGTAAAGGATAGCTTACGTGATTGTACTTGTACTCCATTACGGCTACTTCCCCAATCTAGGTGTGCTCCATAATGTCCCGCGGGTGCTCGATATTCACTAAACTGTAGAGTTTCGATGCCAGTAAGATCGTAGCCATAGTAGGTTTGATTGTGATAGCGTATGATTTCACCTACACGATCGTATAACCAACGACTATCCTCGTTAGGTTCAATAAACTCTACCCATGCATCACGTATATTAACATTGGCTATCTGATCGCCCTCACGAGCTTCTGCTACTGTGCCCTGACTCAATCGATCTATGCTTACTAAACTTCGTAAACGAGCTAGATCTTCTGGTTTAAACCAATAGCCAGTTGATGAGTATAAGAAACGATCCTGTACACCCTTAAGGCGATACTGTACTTGATCTTGTGCGTGTAGAGTTTGTGGTTTATATGACATATTAGAATCCGTTAGTAGGGCTTGCTCTAGGAGCGGGTGGTGGACGATGAGTTTCTCCACAGCTTGGACAGGTAAATCCTGTGTTGTCTAGTCTAGGGCGAAATGATACTGCACACTTGGGACATATTTCAGTACCTCTAGGATCACTTAGTGATGGTGCTAGTGTAGTGGCTGTAGCATATGATTTGGGTATCATAGCGTTGGGATTCATGGGACTCTTAACTTCTTCCCAGCAGTAGTGACACCACCAACGATTGGGCCAGTCTACATCTGCGTCCAGTCCACAACGCTGACACTTTGGTACACATACTGGTAAATGCTCAATGGGTCCTGGATCTAACTGCTGTATACGATCTATAGATTCAGCTAACTTTCCAGGATTGTATACAGCTAGATCTGTGTCGTGCGTATATGTGTGAGCTGGTGGTCGACCAATTCCGCGTATACTCTTCCATAAGGGTTCTGTAGTGTGTTTCTTCATAGTGGAGTATTTAATACCAGCTTGCGCCAGTGAGGAAAAAACTGTGTAAATATAGAATAGGAGATACACAAATGATCTATATGGCCACACTAATTAATGCTACGGGTGATACTTACCAAATACCCATACAAGCAGAATCATATGAGCAGGCAGTCACGCAGGCAAAACAACTATACGGCAGTTATGTACAGTGGGTTAAGCATACACCCGAAGACTAGCAGTATAGATAAAACCCCGCTGTATAAAGAACCCAAGATCTACTATATAGTGGATTATAGTGAATTATAGTGCTCTATAGTAGGGTAGTGGGGAATTCGAGAGAATTATTTGGTTTTATATGGATCTGTGTAGAAAAGTATTATAGTAATGCCTGTCACCCCCACCCTCACTCAAAATTTTTTAGCATAAAAACCGCACGATCCGTATAGAATTCGCCACAAAATCCCTGATTCTTGGGCCATTTTCGACCATTTTCCATTGACTTTTTACCACTCTGGCTGTATAATATAGCTTATATACACAACGTATACTAGAGTGTTCACTATAGAGAAAGTAGAGAAAGTCACATGCATATAGTAATATATACAAAAACCCCGCTATACTATATTAGAGCTATAGTGCTAATCCTGGCGAGTATGAGTCTTACAGGATGTCTAACTACTATAAGTGGCAAAGACTATCGCTGTAGAGCAAATGACTACTGTGCTTATACAGATCCTCCGCGTCAATATGTGCGAGCACCGGATGGTTGGGGTGGTAAGTATTGCTTACAGAATCCCACTGAATGTTAAACAAAGAGTATAATAAATTATGAGTCAACAACGTATTGGTTTTATCCAAAGTAGAGGTCTTGGAGATCTCATTATAGCATTGCCTATTGCACGAGAATATACACGTAGAGGTTATGAAGTATACTGGCCAGTATGTGAACCCTTTTACCAGCAAATGACCCGTGTTGCTCCCTGGGTACGATGGATGAGTGTGCCCGTAGATGAAGCTGGTAGGTTCTTTTATGAAAACCCCGCTAGACAACTACAGGCTATAGGGGTGGTTGAGGAGCTGTGGCTGTATCAATATCTAAGTAGTCATCCTGAAAATACCAACAAGAGTCACTTTGCACAGTTCAAGTTCGATCAATACAAGTATGCTCAAGCTGGGGTAGCCTTTGGTCGTAAGTGGGAGTTGGCTGAGTGCTTAGAGAGGGACTTGGCTAGGGAAGAGGCGCTGTATAACCAGCTGGTACAAAAACCCCGCTACATGGTATATCAGGGTGTAGCTAGTGACATGACATATGATGTTGATTTGTCCAGTATTGAGCCCGAGGTCCAGTGTATAGAGATTAGGGCAGTAACAGATTCAATATTCGACTGGATCAAGATACTAGAAGGGGCTGAGACTATGATCTTGGTAGATTCAGTGTTTGCTAACCTAGTTGATCAGTTGGGCCTAACAGAGGGCAAGGACTGCTACTATATGCGCAAGTGGAATCGCCGTGTAGACGGGAATCCTGTGCTGTTAGGCGACTGGACATTCGTAGACATAGCAGATCCAGAAGGTGTACAGGTTCGCTCACTAGTGGACATGGGCCTACAGGATATGAACGCTCGTGCCCAAGCTGAAGCGCAGAATCCACCTACACCCACAGCGGGACCACAGCAAGCAGGCAAGGTCAACGGTGGTTCAGGGCAGACTTATACTCCCTACGGACAGACCAACAATACTATCAATGCGGCCCAAAGGCTACAGCAACAGCTAGGATTGCGCAAGTAAACCTGCTATAATATAGCAAGGGCCCCTAGCTCATGTTGGTTAGAGCAGTGGACTCATAATCCATTGGTGCCGTGTTCGACTCACGGGGGGCCCACCATATCCTTAATAAGAACTATTCGCATTTAGCCTAGATCGTAATAAGAACTATTCGCATCTAGGAGTGCCGGCGGTGTGGCGCTAAAACAACACCAAAGACCCTACAGTCTACTCGGGTAAGATCAAAGTGGTTGACAAGGTGGTAAAACCGTGTTATACTACACACATGAACTTAGAAAAAGCCACCCGCAAAAAACGAGTCGATCGCAATCACATCGTCTACGAGCTTGTCGTTAACGGCAAGAACTACATAGGCGTGACTGCTAAGACTGAGACTACTATACAAAAGAGCGTTCGTGCTCGTGCCGCAAAGCATTTCTATCGTGCTAAGACAGAGGGCAAGGATTGGTTGCTCTGCGCAGAACTTCGTAAGCTCAACGACAAGAACGAAATTGAGATTAAGATTCATGCTGTCATACGCGGTAAAGCAGAAGCTCACAAAGAAGAAGTTAAAATACGCAGGGCAGTCAAGCCCATGCTGAATACAGATACAAGAGGTGATTGATGATTACGATAGACAAGACTCTAAACGAACTAGAAGTGATGATTGTAGCAGAGCATCTACAGAACAAGGGTGTTGAGAACTATACACTCACTCAGGGCAACGACTGCATCTGGGCCTACTACGGTCAACTCAACGAGTACTACATCTTTAGGGACGGCAGACTAGTTGATATCCAGATAGATTGAAGGGTCTTTAAACTAGGGGTTGACAGATGGTAAAACCGGTGTTATACTAGAGACAATAAAGAAGCAAACAGAAACAAAGGAGCAGATTATGACAACCGTAAAAGACTTGATAGAGGCGTTGAGCAAGATGCCTGAAGACGCCCACGTTATCTTGCGTGGAAGCGACGAGACCTACGATGGATACAGTCATCCGTTCGTAGAGTTGGACAGCGATGGCGAAGTGGTGATCCGCGAAGCAGACGAGCCGGAGTACGACGGACAGCCCAGCGAGTACGACGAGTGGATGAGCTTTGACCCTGACTGCTAAAGGGTCTTTCCATTAGGGGTTGACAAAGTGGTAAAACCGTGCTATACTATACACTAGACACTAAAGGAGCAGACTATGACATTCAAACTACTTTCTACAGCGAACCCGAAGATCCAAAAGGGCACGAAGCTGGGCTATCTTTCATTCATCTTACACCTTGCTCCAGCAGACTTGAGCGGACATAATACTTGCCCTAAGGCTACAGCAGGATGCAAAGCGGCTTGCCTTAATACAGCAGGGCGCGGCGGCATGTTCAAACGCGGCGAGAGTACCAATACTATCCAGAAAGCTCGCATTCGCAAGACCAAGTACTTCTACGATGCTCGTATGGACTTCATGTTAGACTTGAAGCACGACATTGAGAAGGGCATTAAACTAGCGGCTAAGCTGGGCTTGAAGCCAGTGTTCCGGTTGAACGGTACTAGTGACTTGAGCTGGGAGAAGTACGACATGCTTCCGGGCTTGAATGTATTTGAATGCTTCCCAGACATTCAGTTCTATGACTACACTAAGGTGTTGGGTCGTAAGGCAGGCTATGACAATTACTTCTTAATCTTTAGCCAAGCAGATGGCAACGAAGCAGACGTAACCAAAGCAATGGCACAAGGTATGAATGTAGCCGCTGTCTTTGACGAAGTGCCTGAGACTTACAAGGGCAAGACTGTTATTAATGCTGACGAAACAGACTTGCGCTTCTTAGATCCCAAAGGTGTGATTGCTGGCCTTAAGGCTAAGGGCAAGGCTAAGAAGGACTACAGCGGATTCGTAATCCGTTTGAAGGAGGCGGCATAATGTACAAGAAGGTTATTGACATAGGCCCGATGGGTCTAGATGAAATGCGAAAGCTGACTCCCGGACAGTGGGTCTACACAGGAACAGATGGGCCAGCATGGCGAGGACGCTTTTGGGGTGTTAAACCCAGCGGCACCGTGGTAGTAGCTTGGCAAGGTAATGCTAGGAGCTATGGCAATTGGCGGGAGTACCAGAAAGCTCTGAGGTCTTATGCGAATCAATGAAGTACTTCAGTGGGCCGGTACTGTATGCATCTTGGCAATGTACGTGCTCATGAACTTCTTCAGGGAGTTCCAATTGGATCCGCTCTTTGGGTTGCTGGGCGGGATGTGCTATCTAGCTTGGACTGTACGTGTGGCAAATAAGCCACAGATGATTGTTAACGTTGTAGCTATAGCCGTATGCGCCGTAGGGTTATTCAAGGTATGGGGTTGACAGGTAAAACCTTTGATGTTATACTATACACTTAAACACTTAAGGAGCGATAGATGATTACAGCAGATCAAGTTCAAGTTGGTAAGGTACTGGCTAACAAGGCAAGTGCCAAGTTCTTTCAAGAGAAGCTGGGCGGGCGCGATCAGTTCGCTTGTGGCTTTGCTTGGGTAACGGTGCATGGTGTCCGTAGTAACTCAAAGCAGGGCAAGGAGCTGGTTAAAGAAGGTTTCAGCAAGAGCTACACAGGCGGACTCCAACTTTGGAATCCAAGCGGTATGTTCGTACAGAATGTGGACACCCTGGAAGCGGGTGCAGAGGCTATGGCAGAGTACCTCCGTTCGTTGGGCTTGGAGGCCTACGCAGGTAGCAGGTTAGATTGATTGCTCCGGCCCGGTAGTGCGGGCCTTTAGGGGGTGTTGTTGTTTATACGCAACACCCTCCTTTTTTTGATTGACAAATGGTAAAACCTGTGCTATACTATACACTAGACACTAAGGAGAACGATATATGTATACAGTAGAACTTTATAAAGCAGACAAGCGCAAGAACTCAGGCGAGCGTCTAGTACGGAAGACAGACCACAGCACTCACAGCCAGTCAGTGCTGACTGAAGTCTATGATTCACAGTATCCGGCCAGCAAGGGCTACCGCTACGAGATTCATGTTACAATGGTTGAGCGGACCAACATGATGGGTGGTGGCAAGTTCATGGAACGCTATGACACGCCCAACTACTGTAGCCCATCCAGCGAATCTTACTGGTCAATGTAATGAAGTTCTACTTAGAAACTACAGATTGGGGAGATGACATCCCCAATAACATCTACTTGCTCAGCGACGACAAGCGGGTGATGTATGGTTACATCAAAGCCCGCACCAACGAGCACAAGATGTTCAGCAAACCTATAGGCTTTGACCCTAAGCATAGAGACTTTAAGGTTGTTGCAAAAGGGCCACAGGATCCTATAAAGAAGTTGACAGAACTGGTAAAACCTGCTATACTATACACTTAAACACTTAAGGAGCGATAGATGAACATTCAAGCACTGGAAACCTATGTAGAGCAAAAGAACCGCTGGCGTGCCATTTTTAATCAGAAGCCACTGAGCCTGCTGAATAAACAAGATCGCCAGGCTATTGCCAACAGCATTGACAGCGAGATGAGCCCAGAGAACTTGACCTGCGATGGCGAGTTGCGTGGTGCACAGGTTCGCGAGAAGGCCCGCTTTCTTACTCGTTGTGCAGAGGAACTGCTGACTGTAGATCCTACTGTTTCGTTCTACGAGATGGGGGTGTGATGCTTACTGTTGAGCAATACAGAATCAAGGAGGCCCTGGCTACCCTTGAGGATGCAACGAATCAAGTCTATAACATTCCCGGGGATCGTTGGCAGATGGCTTACGATGTCCTAGAAGCACTTTTGTCCAACCTAAAAATTGAGGAGCCTCACAATGCCTAATTGGTGCAACAACTATCTCGAACTAGAACACGAAGACCCTGCTATGATTGAGCGGGCCAAGACAGCCTTTACTAATGGTAAACTCTTAGAAGAGTTCTGCCCAGTGCCAGCAAGCCTACATATCGTAGCAGGTTGCGTAGGTGACGAGAATGACCCTGCACAGAAGAAACTGGAAGAGGATACAGCCCGGAACATAGAGGTGCATGGCTATGCCAACTGGTATGACTACTGCGTCAACGAGTGGGGAACCAAGTGGGATGTAGGCGGAGATGGTCAGGCTAGCCAGGACAGCCCTACCGACCTCCAATTGAACTTTGATTCAGCCTGGGCACCACCCATTGCGGCCATGGAGAAGTTCCAGGACTTGGGCTTTAAGGTCAAGTTGATCTATTGGGAATCAGGCATGTGCTACTGCGGCATCTTTGATGAGAATGGTGATGACTACTTTGACTACACTGACATGAGTGCAGATGAAGTAGATAAAGCCATTAATGATGAAGTTGACGAGTGCATGTGCATCGTAGAGAACCTGCGTATGTGGGAAGAAGACAATCAAGAAGACGAAGAGCTCTACACTTGGACCAAAGAAGGTGCAGAGAAGAAGGGTATTGAACTGAAAGTGGAGGAGTAACATGGACTTTTGGACATGGCTTCAATCCTGCCCAGTGAAGTATGAAGTTGATAGCCTACAGGGCTTTGACGGGGTAAGTGTAGCGTTCTATCCTCCTAGCGAGGAAGAGGAAGAGGATGAATAAGGTTCAGACCATTGTGACCGGAACAGCCCTAGTGGCTGTTCTAGGTTTCATTCAAATGGAAATACAGGTGGTACATGATGACGTTCAAGAGATCAAACAGTTCCTGGTTCGAACCCCTGAGCGCCTCAAGTATACTACAGCAGACGCCCAATGTCTGGCCAAGAACATCTATCACGAAGCAGGGGTGGAACCCATTGAAGGCAAGTTCGCTGTCGCCCAGGTCACCCTCAACAGACTCAAGACCGGCCGTTGGGGTCACTCAATCTGCGATGTGGTCTATGCGAAAGCTCAGTTCTCATGGACGCTGAACAAGCGAAAGGTCCGGGAACAGCCTAAGGGCGAGCTATGGGCAGAGAGTCTAACGGTAGCAAGAACCGTGCTAGATAAAGGAGTCCGTGTTCCCTCATTGTTCCAAAGCACCTACTACCATGCGGACTATGTTAAGCCCCTATGGACCAAGAGTGTTGTGAAAATACAACAGATTGGCCAGCACATCTTTTACAAGAAGCCCTACACCTAATAGGGTCTTTGGTTGACAGGTTTTTCCTTTTGTGTTATACTACACACTTAAACACTAAAGGAGCAGACATGCAAACAAATTGCAAACTGTACTACAAAGTAGTAACTACCAAAAATAAAACATATCGCGTAGTTTTTACGTTCGATGCATACAATCGTATTACTGTAAAAAATACAGCACTAATAACAGGGGACATAGCAAATACTACAGATTCTGCGGAATATGTACAATATAGTATTAACAACGCTATTCTCCGCGCTAAAGCACAACTACGCACAAACACAGTAGTACCCTACTAAATTGGAGGGCTATTGTGTATACACTTGCACAATAGTCCATTTTATGTTATAATACATTTTTAACAGGAGCACACACTATGCGCAAAGTTACAGCAGTCCATTTTTTAAAACTACAGCGTTTAATGCTTAAAACTACAGAGGACTATATTAATACTTTTGTTACTGATGGAGACGACAGTAGCAGTTTAAGTATGTACGCAGACGACGTTGCATATAATATTAATGCTTTAGTTGCATTTAATAAAAACAAAGACGCACAAGCGTTACACAATAGTATTATGTATCAGGACACCCTAGTACGCGAGTATTACATTAGCGTACTCCGTTACATTGAAAATAATAAGTTAATTAACAGCAACATGTTCTGTTGCAGTTAGTACAATAGCCCGCCACAAGCGCGGGCTTTTGTTTTATGTTATAATACATTTTTAACAGGAGCACAGATGAGTTGGAACAGTTTTATTAAGCAAGTAGCAGAAGACAAAGCAAATGCACTTGTATTTGGTGGGGGTACCCGCATTTCCGGTCCCGCACAACATGCGTATATAAAATACGGCAAAGGTTTAACTGCATTACATAACGCAATAGACAAAGCCATGCCCGCCGCTATTGCAAAAGCAAAAGCACAAAAAAATGCAACATACATTGCCTACTTAGAGAAGCAGGGCTACAAAGTGCTAACAAGTGCAGAGGTATTGGAATTAGAAACCCTGCCAGCGTAAGGGTTATTTTACAGCACACTTGACATTTTGGACAATGTGTGCTATACTACACACTTAAACACTAAAGGAGCAGTATGTTGTTTAACACAAAGCAAATACGTGCATTAGCACGTAATGTAAGTAACGTAAGCGCAAGTTATACGGACAGGACAAATAAAAAAGACAAAACAAGCAAAAGACGTACAGTAGTATTTTGTTTTAGCAATGCACAGGATGCGGACACTTTAGCAAACTATTTACGTGCTACTTGTGCAAACGAAGTAACACAGACTTGTGTTGCTAGAGATTACATAACACGCACATGGGGCGGAACTTATGTACGTGTAAAAGCAGATTTAGCATAAGGAGTAAACATGCAGACATTTGTATACAAACAAACACAAACACATTATTTGCACATAGACGCAGAAACGCAAGCAGAAGCAGACGCTATTGCAGACACAGTTGACATATATGCGGACAATGTATATGCAACGGAACTAAACGGTTGGGAATTAACAGATGGGGAAGTATAATGACAATACAGTATGTAGACGCAAAGGCGGAGATTTTTAAATTACTTGCACAAGTGGAGACACTATTGCTAGAAGCAACTTGCGAAGGCGAGCAAATAGCGGGCACACGATGGGGTGACGAGATGTTTAACACACATGCGGAACTAGTGCAAATGGTTGACTACTACATAGATTAACACTACACACAGCAGGGTTATTAGCACAGCACTTGACAAATGGTAAAAACTGTGCTATACTACACACTTAAACACTTAGGAGCGAATATGCAAGCAACGACATTTAACGTAAGCGACAAACTAACTTTTGTAAGCACAGAAGTAGAGGACGACACTACTAACACAGAGTACAAGTGCAACGTAGAAGTGCAACTTGCAGGCGACAGCATATGGGACTGCGAGCTAGAGACAGTTACAGTTACAAGCATACACATTAGCGAGACAGACTACGGCGATGGCAGTGGCGACACTAGCATACACATTGCAGTTTGCTATAACGTAGACGGTGTAGACGGTAGTGAAGTAGAGGGGAGCTGGCGTATGTATACGGACAGCGGTTTTAGCGATGCGATTAGTGCTTTGCTGGGGACAGACGTTAGCTTTACAGAACAAGGTATGCAAGACGACGGCTATGCGAGCATGGAGTTGTAATTAAACAACAAAGACCCTACTGTGTGTAGGGTCTTTGGTTGACAAATGGTAAAACCTGTGCTATAATATACACATACACTAAGGAGAGCGACACATGTACAATATCGTAAACAACCCAATTCCCCGTAGCGGACTCTTTGCAACGAAGTCTCTTGCAGAAATACAGGCATACATTGAGATGATGCCTACAGAGGCCAAAGCTACTGCATATCTCATCATGCAATTTACCCTTAACTCTTGCCACCAAATTGTAGAAGACGAGATTCTTAGCAAGGAAATATTTGCACAATAGGGGTTGACAGATTGGTAAATTGGTGCTATACTACACACTTAAACACTTAGGAGAGCGAAATGGGATTTTTTACAGACACAGAATTTGACAGTTCCGCAGACTTGCTGGATGCAATTAACGAAGTGGTAAGCCGTCATGTGCAGGGTATGCGCAAAGAGCCCGCAAGCCGTTTAGGCCTTGACGAGCGTTGCGGTATGTTGTATGTTGACGAAGATACGATTGTGTCGTACACAGGTTCGCGTTTGGACTACTACGGTGGCTTCGAATACATTAAAGAAGGCGAAGGTCGCACTACGCTAGGCGAGTTTACTTTCTACACAACAGAGTCGGATCGTGTTGCAGACGCTATCGAAAATCTTATGGAGTTTGACGGAGAGTGCGAAAGCGAGGACGCACAATGAAAGCACTTGTTGAGGGACAAGAGGTCAGCGTAGGAGACTACGTGGGCTTCAAGTCAGACATAGAGCAGTCAGGCAAAATTGTAGAGATCAAAAAGAGCTACATTGGCGTGAGCTTGGTGTTGCAAAATAACAACGGCTTCTCTGGGGACTACATCGGTGGGGACACAATAACCACACAGTTAGCCAGGGATTGTTGGATCGATGGTTGACAAACTGGTAAATTGGTGTTATACTATACACTTAAACACTTAAGGAGCTGAAATGGGAACACGAAGCATGATTGGTATTGAAAATCCAAATACCAAAGCAGTCAAGGCAGTCTACTGCCACTGGGACGGTTATATTGAGCACAACGGCGCTATCCTCAACGAGCACTATGCCGCAAGCCCCAAAGTCAACAACCTCATTGCCCTGGGCGACATCAGCTCGCTCCGTCCAGAGATTGGTGAGAAGCACGCCTTTAGCAAGTTGGAAGTTCCAATGGACGGCGATGCTTACGATAAGCTCTACGGCGACATGACTACCTTTTACGGACGCGATCGCGAGGAGAAGGGTACACAGTACAAACGATTTGACACAGCCAAAGAGGCAGTGACACATTACGAGCATTGCGGTGCTGAGTACTACTACTTGTTCCGCTATGATGCAGATCAGCAAGCAGGCAAGTGGTTCTACAAGAAGGGTAGTGCTGGCGCTTGGAAGCGTTTGGCAACTGCGCTAAAGGCTAAGGCTAAAGAAGAGGAGTTTGCATAATGACAGGCTTTGAAAGCAAGCGGGCTTCGGCCCGTGCTAAACTAGAAGGCACAAAGAAAGTCATTGTGCGTACAGAGCTGATGCAGGAACTTGAAGTCCCTGAGTCGTGGGATAGGCTTGATGTGTTTGACTTCTTGGGAGAGTACCAGTCGTTCCGTACTGCCTTCCAAGGTGTAAGCAATGAAGATCAAACAGCCCGCATCATCGATTTGGGTGTGGTAACAGAAACAGTAACTGAAATGGGCGAGGAGGCCTTTGATGAATGATAGCAAAGTAATTGAGTGGATGGTTCAACAACTTCTAAAGGAAAAACCAAATGAGTAAAATGGCCGAGTTGGATATGTATGCATACGACATCGAGCAACTCTATATCGAGGGCTTGACGGAGAAGAACATTGCCAAGACATTGGACATACCAGTTGAGTACGTCTATGCTTGGATGGAGATCAATGGTGTTGTAGAAACGCCACAGGAAGAGTTTGGCCCTTACCAAACAATGAACAGTTAGGGGTTGACAATTGGGCACTTTGGTGCTATACTATTAACAGTTAGAGATTGTTCTAACATACACACAGAAAGAGGTAAATTATGTCAGTTTATTCACATGCAGGCGTTTCTAAGCTCAACGGCGAATTCAAAGTTCGTTTCGCCAATGATATGATGCGAGTCAAAGTACTTGCTAAGAATGGTCACAAGGACATCGATATCATTGAGTTGAAGAACCCAATGACTAAAGAAGATGCTGTTGCGTTCCTGTTGAAGATTGATTTCGACAACGGTAACAAGGCTGTCCGTGCCGCATTGGAGGCCGCGGCTGATAAGCGCGGTATTACTGCACCAAAGGCTAAGGTCTCTAAGCCTGTTGCTAAGGCTCCTGCCAAAGCAACGAAGACTCCGGTAGTGAAGACTACCAAAGCGCCTGTGCAGTCGCAAGCAAGTGCTATCGAGGCTTTGACTAAAGAAGTCGGCGAAGCGTTGATGTAATATAACGGGGCATTTCAAAGTGCCCCGATTTCGGAGTTAATCTATGAAGAGTTTTATAACCGTTCTAGGTCTTATTGCGTTGGTTGTTCTGGTCCTTGCGATCGGGCCACTGCTAACTATTTGGGCCTTCAACACACTATTCCCGGCCGCGGCTATACCTTATGATTTCTACACCTGGTTGGCTGTAATTATCTTAGGAGCGTTCTTCCGTGCTAATGTGTCGATCAAGAAAGGCTAAGTCAGAGCTCGAATCCTTAATTCACTTTAAGGATTGGGCTTATTCTAGCGATGAGATCGAACTGTTAGGTCAGCGACTTGATCGTGCCCGTAAGATGGTCAAGTCGGCCAAGAGGCCTTGGGCACAGAACTACTGGACGATGATTGAGCAGACACTACTACGCAAGTGGAAGCAGAGTGTTAGGCTCCAAGAGATAGGTCTACGGCAGGTAACCAAGCAGAGCCCACAACCTCCTATTGATTACAGTTGGTGGGAAGGATCTGTTGAAATGGGTCTGCAGATGCCCTTGTTCAGCAATATCGCTGATATGCTGACCGATAGGTTTGGTTATACCACTAACAACCTAGACCGTGCTTGGGAAATGGCCCGTAACGAATCTCTCCAAAAGGCTAGACAAGGGCTCGGTTAGGCAGTATAATAGTAACACGCTGTGAGAACAGCAAAACACAGAGGAAACATAAAAATGAAAAGAATCAATCTAGAAACCAAAACAGGTAAGATTTTCTCAGCTCTCCAAGCTGGTGAGAAGTTGACATCAAGCCAAGCTCTTAAGCGTTTCGGCGTTAAGAACTTGTCGGCAGAAGCAAGCCGCATCCGCCAAGCAGGCTACGCAGTCTATGCCAACAGCCGTGTTGCTGGTAACAATGCTACCGTAACAGAATACGAGTTGGGTCGCCCATCACGTGAAATCGTTGCACTTGGTTACCTTGCTAAGTCAATGGGCATGTCGCTCAACGGCTAATCCAGTCGCTCCAAAGTCCTAGGGGGTAGTGTCCCTAGGCAACCCCCGAACCCCGCCCTATTGTGAAATACGGTGGGGTTCACCTTGTTGTATTTTCACAACACCCCGGCACTCCCCGGTTGACAAAAGGCAAAACCGATGCTATACTACACAGACACTAAGGAGAGCGGCATATGGCTTACACGGTTTTCAAACACAATCAGGAATACGGTCCACGTCTAGGACTTGAAGGCCCTTTCCACTATCCCAACGGCCGTGTGCTGTACTATGATGCCAAAGCAGGCGAGTACTGGGATCCACGTACAGACTTCTACGTCGAGCGTGACGAAGTGGCAGATTTACAACAGTCGATCTTTACTGCAATTAGGGGTTGACAAAAGGTAAAACCGGCCGTATAATATACACATACACTAGCAAAACAGGAGCCCATATGCAATTACTAATCACTACACAAATCCAGGAAAACTACGGTGCCCACGATTGGGACGGCACAGGTGCTTGCCCACAGTACTGGAAGTTCAAAGGCGGCAACGATTATAAGTATGACTTGGGTTCTGTTGCTCGTAATGCAGAGGCCCTAGCTGAGTTGGTAGAGTTCTTCCGTGGCCAGATTGATGTAGACAACGAAGGCTTCCGCGAATACATCATCGGTTGGGAAGTGGTAGCAGACGACTACCTCACTGACTTTGAGCAGAGTCAGTTGGACTACGAAGGGCGCATTGCCTACCCAGCAACCCGTTTAACCTTAGACATGGAGACTGTATGATGTTACAAGAAGACAAGTTCTGCGTTATCGAGTTCAACGGCGTCAAGTACGATAGCCGACATGGTGGACCGTTTGATCGCGGTAGTGCCGACAGTTGGTACAGCCGTCCTAGAGATCCTCACTACTACCGGGGTGAAAGCTATTCTGACACCGAAGTTGGGGTGCGTGAAATGACTGCAGAACAGATCGATGCTTACCTAGCGGGCTACGACTACAACGAGCGATTTGGGGGCAAAAAGTCCTGGGATTGAGTAGGGTTATTCCGCCCGGGGTTGACAGACTGGTAAATTGGTGCTATACTACACACTTAAACACTTAGGAGCTGATATGAATAAAGAAGGCGCAACATTTTTGATCTTCGTGGGTTTCCTGATCACCTTTGCTGGTGTGGGCGGCATCGAAGTTAGCCAAACTGACACAGAACTGTTGGGTAGCATGTTCGTTGCTATTGTGGGCCTGCTGACCAGCTACTGTGGCTTGCTAGCAACACGGGTACTTGACAGCCGCGACATTTGATTGTATACTACACACTTAAACACTTAGGAGAGCGACATGAAAGCATTTATCATTGGTACAGTATTTGGTCTAGTTCTTGCTACCGTTGGCTTCAGCGGCATTGCTAAGATGCTGGACAAAGGCGTTGACCAAGTTAAAACTCAATCCACTGAACTAGCCAAGTAAGGAGCCCCAAATGGATATCAAGCAAATCAACACCGCCATCATGTTTGGCACTTGGACCAACACTGAGTTGTCCAGCATGATCGATGCAGTCAAGTGGGCACGTGGCCAGCTTACCAAAGACGTCAAGAACACGCTCAAGCCTGGGCAGATGGTCAAGTTTACATCCAGCAAGACTGGTCGTACTATGGTGGGCACTGTGACTAAGATCGCCATCAAGTATGTGACAGTCTCGGTACCCGGTTGGGGGAGCTGGAAGGTGCCTGCCAACATGCTGACCCTAGTTGAAGAAAAGGAATTGGCATGAGCATCGAAATTCAAGGACTCAACAAGCGTCAGCGAGCAATCGCTGATGTGCTTTGGTTGATGAACTCTAAAGCGGATGCACTCCGCTTTATTGCCAGCTTGGAGCCACTGACTCGCCGCGATGCAGAAACTGTGATCGAGATGATGCAATTGGCTGTGATCGACGAGTGCGAATCAATCGATGATTCGGTAAAATTAATGCTTGACAACCTCAAGTAAAGACCATATAATACACATTTAAACGTTAACAAAGGACACACACAAATGGCTACAGCAAAAGCAAAAAAGGCAATGCCCGCTACTACAGTACTAGAGTTTGATACCGATGCGATCAAGAAGCGTGAGCTCGAAGTTGCCAAGGAGTCTGACGCAGAGATTCTGGAACGTTTGGGCGAACGCTTTGAGATCCTCACTGAGATGACCAAAGCTGTCAAGTCAGGCGATGTACGTGCTATGATTGTCAGCGGCCCTCCAGGCGTTGGCAAGAGCTTTGGTGTTGAAGAAGTACTGTCAAAGGACGGCCTGTTTGATGTGCTAGGTGAGCGCAAGCCACGTTATGAAATCGTCAAAGGTGCTATGTCAGCACTTGGACTCTATGCAAAGCTGTACGAGTTTGCAGACGCCAAGAACGTTATCGTGTTCGATGACTGCGACTCTGTGCTTATGGACGAGCTATCACTGAACATCCTTAAGGGTGCCTTAGACAGCTCTAAGAAGCGTACTATCGCTTGGAACACTGACAGCCGCCTGCTACGCTCAGAAGGCATCCCAGACAAGTTTGAGTTCAAAGGGGCCGCGATCTTTATTACCAACATCAAGTTCGAGCACGTTCGTTCAAAGAAGTTGCGTGATCACTTGGATGCACTGGAGTCACGTTGCCACTACATCGACCTACAGATGGACACAGAGCGTGAGAAGATCCTGCGCATCAAGCAAGTGGTTAATGAAGCAGGCATGCTGGACACATATGAGTTTGAAGACTGTGTCAAGGATGAGATCGTAGCATTCATCGATGAGAACAAGACCAAGTTGCGTGAGCTGAGCTTGCGCATGGTGCTCAAGATAGCAGACCTGCGCAAGAGCTTTCCTACCAGCTGGAAGGCTATGGCTAAGACTACATGTATGAAGCGAGTATAATATGAACGAAGACTATGCAGTCCTTAAGCCCTACGGCTGTACATACCTAGGCCCTAGCTACGATGCACGCTCACACACAGGGCCTAGCCCTTACTGTGGCAAGCATGATCTAGCTAACGGTACGCTCTACTGTACAGAGCACTATGCTCTTATGTACGTAAAGGGTAGCGCACTACGCAAGCGGCACAAGGACACACGCAAAGCGGACGCACTCCGTCAGCTGATGTCAGACTTTAATGCGGCTGTAGAGGAACTGGAGAACGAAGGCTTTGATGTGTATGCGCCTAGCGACCTTAAGGAACTTGACGGCGAAGTATGAGCGGTCGGTGGCCGGGGTACCCAGGGGGGTGGCCGGTCACTAACAACAACTAACAAAGCAAGCGCAAGCAAGCGCATGCCGTAAATACCCCCCATTAGATGTAATCACCAGGGGCCGAGATCTTGGTCTTATGAAAAATTTGCGTAGGATTTTTTTTGTCGCTACTATTAGGTCGGTCAAAATAAAAGCCCTACGAATAGAGCTTAAG